TACGTCGGTGGTAACTATAGCCACTACTCCAACTATGGTTTGTTCTACGTCAACTACAACGCCGCGTCGAACTATAACGGGAACATCGGCTGCCGCTTCCTTTTTGATTTTATCCAACCTCACATTTTACGGCACAGGCAGCCGCACACCTCACGGTGAAGATAGGCGTTTTGGGAGCGGGCTAGTACACCCCGCAAGGGGCGCTGGAACGTCCGTACAGCTAAAAGGAGGGTATCCCGAATGAAGAGAGCTGGAAAGCTCTTTGATACGTTAATCTCAGATGATAATCTGTTACGCGCCATCGACGAAGTGAACCGCACCCACCACTGGAATCGAGGCCACAAGCCCAACACCTGTACGGCGTGGGTGGAAGAGACCAAGGCTCAGCGGGTGGAAGACCTGCGGCGAATACTCGTCGGCGGCTTTGAACCGAAAAAGCCCCATGTCAGCCAGCGGTGGGACGCGAACGCCCGGAAGTGGCGCACCATCAGCGAACCGGCCCGGTGGCCCGACCAGTATGTCCACCACGCCCTCATCCAGGTCTTGCAGCCCAGGATGATGCAGGGAATGGATTTTTACTGCTGCGGCTCTATCCGGGAGCGCGGGCCACACCGGGAGAAGAACGCCATCCAGCGATGGATGAAGTACGACCGCAAGGGGACGAAGTACGAGTTTTGCGGTGACATCCGCCACTTCTACGACAGCCTGACCCCGGAAGTCGTCATGGACCGGATGCGGCAGCTCTACAAGGACCGCCGCGTCCTCGACCTCATCCGGCGCGTCATCCGGGACGGCGTAAAGCTGGGGACGTACACCTCCCAGTGGTTCGCCAACGCCGTCTTACAGCCCCTCGACCAGCTCATCCGGGAGAGCGGGCTGTGCAAGCATTACGCCCGGTACATGGACAACCTGACCGCTTTCGGGCCAAACAAGCGCAAGCTGCGCAAACTCCGCATCCTTGTGGAAAGCTGGCTGAACGCCCACGATCTGAAACTCAAGGGCGACTGGCAGGTGTTCCCGGTGGCGAAAAAGCAGCCGAAGACGCCCCTTGCCTCGCCCCGGCGCGGCTTTGCGCGGGCGAAAGGGCGGCTGGCGGACGCTGTAGGCTACCGGTACGGGAGAGGGTACACCATCCCCCGCAAGCGGAATCTGCTGCACATCAAGCGGGCGCTGGCGCGGTATCGCAAGCGCAGGCGGCAGGGGAAGCCCATCACGCCCAGAGCGGCAGCAAGCCTGCTCTCGCGCCTCGGGCAGCTCCGGCACTGCAACAACTATCATCTCTATCAATGGCTGTTTCGGGGAGAGCGGGTCGTCCGCGACCTGAAGCACGTCGTCCGCAATCAGCGGAGAAAGGAGAATCTGACGTGGACTATGTTTTTGGCACAAAGGGCGGCGCAGAAGTCCTCAAGACCATCGGCGACGCTCACACCGGTCTGACCGGCTACCACCAGCTTGAGCGGGAGTATCCCGACCAGACCATCACCGACAGCTTCCGGGTAGTCCGCAAGCTGCGCAGCGCGGAGGACGCGGAAGGACGCTGCTATGACTGGTACGAGATCGACCGCCACTACCGGATGACCGACAAGACCGGCCCTCTGGCAGCGCAGGCGGCGAAGACCGCCGCAGAGATGGAAGACGCCCTGTGTGAGCAGGATATGGCCGCTGATGAGAGACTGGCAGCTATCGAGGACTCGCTGTGCGAGCTGGACGCCGCCGTCAATAAGTAAGGAGGACATCAAAATGGATAAAATCTGGGCAAACAGGTTGATCGCCGGTACTAAGGTGTGGGCAGAGATGCCCGCAAGCCGCCGCGCCGGGGTCAAAGCAGAGCTGGCGAGGCGGGTGACCGACGGCGAGATCAGTGAAGAGCAGTACAAGGAGATCACGGGGGAGGACTACTACAATGGATAAACTGCTGGAGCTGCTGGAAAAGCTGGTGCGGGCTCTCTTTGGCCCCGGGGACAAGCAGGATGCCGAAGAGGCAAAGCCCGCACCGGAACCTCCCGAACCCCCCGGGGCAGAGGCTGTGACCGGCTGGACCGGTGCGCCACCCTATCGCTTTGTGGACGTGAGCCGGTATCAGGGCCTTATCGACTGGGCGCAGGTGGCTGCGGCGGGCTACAAGGGGGCAATGCTCAAGACCGTGAGCACCAACCGCAAGCTCTCCAAGCGGGCAGACGGCCTGTATATCGACCCGACCTTTGAGACCAACTACCGCAACGCCCGGGCTGCCGGGCTGGACGTGGGCGTCTACTACTACACCTACGCCACCAGCGAGGCCATGGCCGATGCAGAGCTTGCCCTGCTGCGGCAGGCGGTGTACGGCAAGGAGTTTTCTCTCCCCGTTTGCGTGGACGTGGAGGAAAACAAGCTCAAGCCTATGAGCACCCTCGACCTCACCAACCTCACCGCCTACGCGCTGGAACAGGTGGAGCGGATGGGTTTTTACGCCCAGCTCTACACCTACACCGGTTACAAGTACGAGCTGGACATGGCGAGGCTGTCCTCTCGGTGGGACGTGTGGCTGGCCGACTACACCGGCGAGGCCCCCAGCGTGACGTTTAACTACAACGCCCACCAGCACACCAGCAAGGGCAGCGTGCCGGGCATCTCCGGCAACGTAGACCTCAACGTGACCACCCTCAACTATCCCCGTATTATCGAGAAGAAGGGTCTGACCCGTCTCCGGGAGGGCAAATGACCGAAAAAGAAGCTTTGCTGTGGGTGTTGGGCATCCTTGGCAGCTTGTGTGCTGCGGCCATCACCATTGACAAGGTACTGGAAATCATCCACAAGTACATCAAAAAGGCGCAGGAGCCTGACAACGTGCAGAACAAGCGGCTGGATGAGATGGACAAGCGCATCGGCACCTTGGAGCAGGTCCAGTTCCAACACACGCAGGCCCTTGCCCGCGACCTGCGCCGCTTTGACGAAATCGACGAGGTGAGTCGTCTGACCCTCGACGGGGTGCGCAATCTGCTGGATGCCCAACTCTCCGGCAACAACCGCGAGGGAATGCAGAAGAGCCGCACCGACATTGACAACTATCTGTTAAAAGGAGTGACCAATCATGGAAGCACTGGCAACTAAGCTTTTTGACCTTATCCCTGCCCCGGTGGCGGCAGTGCTGATGCTGGGCGGCTTTATCTTTTACGCCCTGGGCTGCATCCGGTTGGGCTATGGCGCAGCGGTAAAGCCGCTGGTGCTGGACCTCATCGAGCGGGCAGAGCAGGAGATTCAGGGGACGAAACGTGGCGCAGAGCGCAAGGCGTGGGTCGTCAAGATGCTTCGCGCCGCCCTGAGCGCCAGCAAATACGGCAGGCTCATCAGCTGGGCCATCACCGATGAGACCATCGGCGCGGTCATCCAGTTTTTCTTTGACCGCATGAAAGCGGCGCTGGAAAAGGAGTAAGGAGGTTATTATGGCAAGCACTACATACGCACAACAATGGCTGAAACAGGCTGTTTTTGTAAATGAGTTTAACTTTTTCAGCCTCAAAAGTCGAACTCGTCACCAGTTTGCCGTGCTTGGCACTATGGTGCGCAACGCCGGACAGCTCCCGCAGCCCTTCTGGCTCGGTGCTGCCTGTGGCGGCGGCTCGCGTAGTGCTGCCCGCTACGCTGCAAGGACTTGACCGACAGCAGATGACCGCTGCCATCAAAAACGCACCGCTTGGGAGGGTTGACCGTAAGATAGCCTTACTGCGGTACGTTGAGCGGCTCCCGCTGCCGGACATTGCAGCACAGACACATTATAGCCGGACGGCAGTAGGCTACCGGCTGAAGAGCATTGATAAAATGCTGGATATGTAAAAATCCCCTGCTTTGCTGAATCCCTGCGTTCCACGCGGGGTACGTTGTAGGCAAAGTGGGGGATTTTTGTTTTATTCGCACTAGTTTTGCCGAAATTCTTGTCTTGCAAGTCAAAATGTGATATTTTATTTTCGCTTCCAATGTGAGGCCCTTAACAGTTAAGCGCTCATGCGGATTTTTCCGTGTGGGCGCTTTTCTTTTTTGTCCTTCGTTTGACGTTCGTTGTCTTTCGGTTTTTGCCGATGCAGTACACTGGATGCACAAGGAGGGATGTATTATGAGCTATTATCCAACACCCGGAACGCCTTACGTTCCGCAGCAGCCTGTCAATCCTTACGGTGGCATGGGCACAGTTGGGCTTGCCACTCCCCTACCGAACACGCAGATGCAACAGGCGCAACCGCAGCGCCCACAGCCGATGAATGGGCAGCAGCCTGTTCAGCAGTCGGCACAAGATGGCGGTTGGTTGCTCGGCAGACCTGTTTCCAGCAGGGAGGAATTTCTGGCGATACCGTCTGATCTGTACGGAAGATGGACGTATTGCCCGGATTTGCGTAGTGGGGTCATCTACTGCAAACGTCTGAACCCAAACACTTGTGAATCTGACGTGTTAGAGTTTTACAGCCCGGAAGCATGGCGGCAAATGCAAGCACAACAGGCACAGCAGACCGCTGCACCGACACAGCAGTATGTGCCTGTTGAAGAGTATAACACCCTTGTGCATCGGCTGGATGAACTGGAAAAATGGCAGAAGAGCTTTTCGAAACCCACTGCCGCAGCGAAGAAAGGAGAATAATCGATGTCCTCTCCGTTTGATATGATTACTCACAGCCCTATCATGCAGCTTGCAAATCTGGCTCGAGCCGGACAAAACCCGATGGGGCTTATCCAGCAGTTGGGTGGGCAGAGCGCACCCATCATGCAGGGGCTGAACCTGATTCAGGGCAAGAGCGAAGCACAGCTCCGAACGATGGCGCAAAACCTCGCCAAAGAACGTGGCATCGACTTGAACCAGCTGGCAAGAGTCCTAAACCTGACGCTGCCACGATAACGCATCCCTCTAAGCGAAACGCTTCTCAGTTTTGCGGACTTGACAAAAACCGCATTTGTTTGGCTTCGCCCATCGCATACGGCGGTGGGATAGCATACGCAAAACTGAAAGGAGTTTTGTTATGGACGACTTTGCAACTGGTTATCTGGCTGGGCAGGACGGCGGCAATAACAACGGCGGATTCTTTGGCAACGAAGGTCTGTGGGCAGTTATCATCCTCGCCATCATCTTCGGCTGGGGCAACTACGGCAACGGGCGCAACGGCAGCGACAACGGTATGGCGAGCTACATCCCGTATCTTGTAGGCACCGGAGCAACCGGTCAGGGCGGTGCAGACACCCGCGCGGCACTGTCTGAGGGCTTCTACCAGCAGGATACCTCCCGCTCTCTGGCAGGCATCCAGAGCGGTATCTGCTCTCTGGGCTATGACCAGCTGGCGCAGATGAACGGCGTCAACACCAACATCGCGAACGGCTTTGCAGGCGTGAACAGCGCCATTTGTCAGCTTGGCTACCAGAACGCACAGCTGGTGAACGGTCTGGAACGCAGTGTGTCCAATGGCGACAACGCTATCAGCCTTGCCATCATGCAGGAGGGCAACGCACGGCAGGCTGGTCAGACCGCACTCGCCACGCAGCTTGCATCTTGCTGCTGCGAGAACAAGCAGCTGATCGGCGACCTGAAGTATACCATCGCAACGGAAGACTGTGCCACCCGTCAGGCTATCGCAGATAACGCCCGCGCCATCGTGGACAACTGCAACGCCAACTTCCGCAGCATGATGGACTACTTCACGCAGGACAAGATTGCCACTCTGACCGCTGAGAACCAGAACTTGAAGTTCGCCGCTTCCCAGGATCGGCAGAATGCGCTTCTGACCTCCGCGATGAGCGCCCAGACCGACACCATCCTGAACCGGGTCAATCCTCGTCCGATTCCCGCTTATCAGGTGGCAAACCCCAACGTGGGCGTGAACTGCTGCGGCTGCTGCTAACCAACACACTCCCCGATAACACCGGGTGAACCATCGGGGCAGGGGTAAGACACCTCTGCCCCTGATTTTTCAGGAGGAAAACATTATGGCTTGCAAAACAAGCTGCAAACTCTGCCCGCACCTCGTCATCTCGGATGCGGTGACGTTCGCCAATGACACGCTGACCATCAATATCCCTGCTGGCTCTTACGCAGCGGGAGAAAAATATTGTCTGGTCATTGCTCAGGCTTTGCCGGACACGACCACCATCAACGCCCCTGTTGTCATTACCATCGGCGCAGGTACGACCGCATACCCTCTGACCGACTGCAACTGCGCTCAGGCAACCGCTGAAAGCATCCACACTCGCACCCGCTACGCTACCCGTGTTGCAACGTCTGCGACCGGCACAGGCACATTCAAGTATCTTGGTTGCTTCTGCCGCTCCCACGCTGGTGCGCCCGCGTCTATTTCTTGAGGAGGTGTAGATTATGGGCAAGACTAATTTTCGCCGCATGATGATGCTCCGTGACCACGACAAAAACCGTGAGCCGGAACGTGACCGCCTTGAGGAAGAGCGTGACCGCAGGGAACGTGAGATGGAACGCCGTCTGCGTAAGCTGGAAGGTGGCAGCGACCGCTATCCCTATTATCCGCAGGAGGAGAACCGCTACATCGACCCCTATCCTATCCCCCGCTACCCTGACGTAGAGAATGGGCGCAGAATGCCGCAAATCGGCTTCTCGCAGAACGGAGAATGGAACAAGCGGCCTGGTCAGTACGAACGTGGCGGCGCAGACAGCCGCTCCATCAAGATGCCACGCCAGCACCTCACCCACGATGAAGCGGAGGAATGGTGCGACAGCATGGTAAACGCTGACGGCACAAAGGGCTGTCACTGGACGCTGGAACAGACGCAGGACGTTGCCAAACAGCGCAATATCACCTGTGACCCGAACGATTTCTGGGCTGTCATGAACATGATGTACTCGGATTATTGTCAGGTCGCAAAGCGTCAGTCCGTTGACACTCCGGGCTTCTACGCTGACATGGCAAAGGCGTTCCTTGAGGACGCAGATGCCGCAGATGGCAAGGCGTATCTCTACTGGGATTGCATTGCTGATAAGTAAAACAAACCCCCTGTGTAGTCGTAATGACCGCACAGGGGTTCTTCTATTTTAACTTTAGAACTTAGTTTTTATCTGTTAAGCAGTTCTTTGATATAAAGCGTCTTAAAATTTTTCATATTAGGATGTTTGCTTCGAGCCATCTTTTCTGCCCGTTCTTTAACACTCAAAATACTTTCAAAGCCATCATTTGCATCAACAACATAGCGCATATAATCATGGTCGTGCTTATCATTCCAACCTTCAAAAAGAACAACGAACTTTTTCATAATATATCTCCCCTTAAATCTTAGCTTTTATTGTTATTTCGAATAATGCGATGGAGCGTCTTTGGTATACTCCTAAATCTTAACTTTTATCGTCAATCCTCCAAGAAATCCTCCAATTCAATCTTCCCCTCTGCCGCTGCAACCGCCAGAGCGTACACGAACTGTCCAATCGTCATTCCGTGCCGCCGTGCTTCACGGTTGATGTACTTGCGCTCTTCCTCGCTCATAAGGATGGTAATACGCTTGGAACGCTTGCCATCTCCGCTTGCAACGCCCTGATGCGATTCCGGCATCGGGATTTTTTTCTTTGTCAAACCAGCTTCGGCTAGTGCGCCGGAAACATCGCCTTGTTCGATAAGACGTTGAACTTCCTTCGCTTGTTTCAGCTTCTTTGGCTTACTTTCGCTTACTACGGTATTGTTTGGCTGTGTTTTGCTGTCTTTGGCTTGCTTCGGCTTAATACTGCTTAACTGTGCTTCATTAGGCTGTGCATGGCTGTCTGTGGCATCACTAGGCTTAACCGGTGCTTGTTCGGCTTCGCTCGGCTTTGTTTGGCTTACTTCTTCTTCCTTTGGCTCACTTCGGCTTAATGTCTGTTCCGAAAAAATAGGCTGGAAATCAAACCCGCCAAGCAAGCCTGAGGATTTTTTGCTGGTTGATTTCATTCTACATCCCCCTTTGGCGGCTTAGGCAGGGGCATCCAATGCGTGACATGATGACCTGCCATATCCTCAAAATAGTCTGAAAGGCACTGCCCCATATCATCAAACCAAGAATCACCCTCCAACGTACCTTCCATCGTATACCCTTCCTGCGTGCAAATCCATACGGTTTCGCTTACATTGCTAAAATCAGGATTGTTTCCACGAGGGCATGGGGTCTTGTGCCTTTCAGGAAGTCCGTCTGTAACGCTAATCCATCTATCTTTATCTGTCAGCTCGTCAATGTCAATCGTTTCTACGTCACATATAACGTCGTAAAGCGCATTGTAGACAAACGGCGTAAAGAAGTTTCCAAATCTCTCTTCAAAAAGTTTTAACGCTTCATTTGCATCAATCAGTCTCATTTATTGTCCTCCCCTACAATTCTCTTTGCCAGTTCTTTGAAATCCTCTGCGCTGGTGCTCTTTGCTGTGTCACCACTAAACAGGCTGTGCCGCTCTGCCTGCGCCTTACGAACGCCCATAGACGGTCTAATCTTCACATCCAGCAGGGTTGTGCCCATGCTCTGTGCAATCACAGGGAGCTGCTCTACAACCTCTTTGGACAGGTTCTCCCGGCTCTTGTACTGGTTCAGAAGCAGGCCTTCAATCTTCAAAGTCGGGTTGAAGTATCTGCGAACATCGCCAATGGTCTGCGAAAGCTGGCTCAAACCAGCCAGTGCGTATCGGTCTGCTGTGATGGGGACAATGATGCTGTTGGCGGCGATCAGTGCGTTCACAAGCGCAAGACCAAGCTGCGGTGGAGTGTCAAGCACAATGTAATCATACTGCTCGGACACGCTTTCAAGGGCTTCTCGCAGCCGGAAGTTCTTGCCCATATCCCGGACAAGCTGCTCGTCAATGTCCTTCAATGCGTTATCAGACGGAAGAATGTCACCAGCTTCACAGTGCTGGATTCCTTCTTCGACCGTGCCTTGCCGGGTCATTACATCGAACAGGGTGCATACGTCCTCTGTCTGTGCGCCATATGTGTCCGTTGCGTTGCACTGGGCATCGCAGTCCACCAGCAAAACTTTCTTTCCAAGCAACTGCAACGCGCCAGCCAAACAGGTGCTTGTGGTTGTCTTTCCTGTGCCGCCCTTCTGGTTGGCGACAGCTATGATTTTTGCCATTTTATCACTCTTTCTTTATTTTTCTGGTTCTTCAGGAAGTGGCATCCAATGGGTTACATGATATAACACATTATCATCAATCAGTTGCGTTTCACTATTGTTTCCATAGAACGCATCCGTCAACACATCATCTGTATACCATTTTTCGCCTTTGAAGTCACCATAATAACCGAAAGTAACACCCATCACTTTATCATAAATGATAATCTGAACGTACTTGTCTGGCATCTTATCTTTTACGCTAATCCAACCCATTCTCGCTCCTTTCTGCATCATCTGCTCAATGAGCTACATCCGACTACTTTAAGAAGCTATCGTCAAACGTAGCATAATCGTCAAGGTCTGCTTCTTTCAAAATTGAGTACATATAAGCGCCGGGGTCTTTTTCAATCCTATCAAGTCGCTCACTGACAAGAATCCTGTATGCATTCTCAATGATGTTCACAACAGCTTCTTTTTTCTTGTTAGGCTTGATGTTCGGATACTTCTCCGGCAATCTCTTTGCCACCAGCTTTGCGGTCAAGATGCACTGGTTTTTAGACATCTCCGGCGTAATAGATGCCCAATCCACATCCTCGTATGCGCCGCTGCGGGGCTTTCTGGCAGGTCGTTGGCTCTTTGGAACATCTTTTAGCTCTACGCTTTCAACCTCGTTAGCTTCCACGTCTATGACTGGCTCATTAGACTTGAAAGCTACATTGAACTTCACGGCAACCGCATTGCGGCCTCTCATGACCTTGTCATATTCAACGCACAGGTCTGATACTTCGTTTATTTCAGCTACCGCAATATCAATGACACGCCGCCTAAGATGCTTGAACTCTTGATAGCTAGGTTCCCTTGCGCCAAGCTGTTCCCTTAATCTATCCAACGTAATTTCGGGCTGGCTCACGCCACGTCCGATGAACTCTCGGAGAATTGAATACAGCAAAATGCTATACTGCGATTTCATATTTGCTGTGTAGCGTAAACGGTACTTGACATATCCACGCTCTGCAATGTCGAAGAAAACAGGTTGCAGAAGCGGGTTACAACATAACGACACAGTAATATTCATCAAGCTAGGTTCAAAGTTTACAGTTGCTCTACTGAACAGGGGATACAAGTCAAACGAGCCTGAACCGTCACCTCTAGGAACTTCAACGGAGTTGTCGATGAAATGCTTGACCTGTGCTTTCAAATTCCTAGAGTTGATTTTCAACCCCAAAAACTCGCAATACTCTTGTAACGTAAACTGAACCGTTGAAGTTTCAGGGTCTCTCGGATTGATACGGCTAAGATAAACTTCAAGCAACCGTAGTTCTCCTGCTGTATAATCAGTGAACTTTGCCCAAACAAGCTGTCTGCTTTTTTCAACCAAGTTCCCGCCTTTAATATCAGACAATCTTATCACGCCTCCTCTCGTATAAGAGTATATCACAGATAGGTGTACAAATCAATAGCAAGTGTACACCTATTTCCACTTTTTGTACACCTAACTGTCCACATTTCGTACACCTATTTCCACAATCTGTACACCTATATCCATTTTTTGTACACCTCTTTACATTATATAAAACAAGACTATTAACAAGATTATAAAATAACTTCTACTAATAGCAGAAGAAGAAAATTTTCCACAAAATCTTTTCTTTCTCTCTTAAAAAGTGGAAAACACAAAGCGAATACTACCAAATAAACAGCTGTTCAACATCCGAAAGGTTGAAACGCTTAGCGGTTAGCTTTACCTAACGTGTACAAAAAGTGGATGAAAAACTTTTAATTCAATGCTATGGGGGACAGATTGACAAGGCGACCAATCACAGACAACAGATTAACGATAATTCGTTATTTATTACGCGCGAATGTTGTCGATTTACAGCCTATGGGGGACGGATTGACAAGGTAAATTTGCCCGATAGGTGTACAAAAAGTGGATGAACGTGGACAAAATGTTCTTCAAAAACTGCGATAATTCGACAATCAGCCACTTATATTATTTGGATTCACGGTATAGGAATCGTTGGACTTCATGGCTGCTTCCGTTCCAGCGTCCTGCGCCTGATAAAGAATCTCCATCTTTGGGGCGGTTCCGTTCGGGTCTGGGTCTGTTCCGGTAGCCTGCGCTATCTCATAGCTGCCAGACACCATCCGGCAGACAGCGACCCTGTCCTTCAACGGCGTGTGGAGGTTTGCCAGAATCTCCGTCAATACGCCGATGTGGTCTGAGCCGTGATCTCCGTACCGGATGTACAGCAAGGCATCTATCTCATAGGAGGAACACTCCATCATGGCATCTATGAGAATCCGCCGTTTCTCCAAATCGGAAAGGCCGTCCTCAAGGTGTTCAAGTAGCCCCGGATGAATGCAAGCGTCCATATATCGAGCCACCGATACGCCGCAGCAGGTGAACCAACGCATAGCCATCGGCAGGGAAATAGCTGCCAAACCTTGCTCCCAATTTGCTATCGTGCCACGATTCACGCCCATCCGTGCCGCCAACTTTTGCTGGCTCAAACCGGAACACATTCGAGCCATCTCTAATGCTTTGGCTGTTCTTACTAAATATTCATCCATAAATTCTCACCCTTTCAACAAAATCCGGCAAAACTGCCGGGTTCGACAAGCCAAAAAATGGAAAAAGCTGCTATGGAGAACCAACAGCAGCCTATGTTATAACTGTATTGTCAAAAAATTCCAAAGAGGAGTGGAACAAAAATGAAAGAAACTGTAATCTGGAACCATGAACGTATGCCGATCATTGACGGAATGCCCGCCAGCGTTCCTGATGGGCAGCCACACACACCTGAACCGTGGGAGGAAAGCTAATGAAACGAACCGTAGATACTCTGATTATTCCATACGCCCGCAGACGGACGCTGGAGCTTGTCCTGAGCCTTTCTGGGTACGAAGCTGATAAAGATGCTTACCTCGAAGCAAAAGGCATCCTGGAACGTGCCGTGGCCGCTTTAGACGATGGGCGAGACCCGGCAGATAACATCGAACGCATTGACGGACAGCTTGTGGAACTGTGAAAGGAGAAGAAGATGGACTTTACGAACGGATTCTATAAAACCGAAAACCCTGTTATTCTTGAAGAAGTAAAAACTTTCCTCCAGTCAATGGAACGGCGCGGAGCAACCGTGAAGGACTTGGACGATGCCATTGTGCAGCTAAACAATGTTTCGCACAGCATCAGCACAAACGCTCTCGTCAAAGCAGATGTGCTGGACGATTTACCGGATAACCCTTTTCGTTCCATACTCAACGGAATGTTACAAAGCAAAGGGTAACTTAAACTTAATGTGGCTCTTAATCATTGTCATTGCAATTTTTGGTTTCCCTGATACAAAGTAACGGATGGAAAAATCATTTAACCTCAGCAAAGTTGTTAAAATGATATTGACTGTACAACAGAAAGGTGTATAATCGTATCAAATGAACATCCGAACTTACCGATCGGGAGGATATGCCACAATGAGTGAACAAGAAAAAGCTAAGATTGACAGGTTTATCGCATGGCTGCTGGAACACCCAGATAAGATTCCGGCAGCGGAGCAAGCCTTAGGCCTAGAATAACAGAAAACCCCTTGCGCAGAGCTACACCAGCCCGGCACAAGGGGTTTTTATTTTACCGGGTCAGAACCATTTCTTTTTTCGGTTTCTACGGTAACGATATTTTCTGCTGTTGCCATATAGTACACGGTCATTGCCTTTTAACAAGGCTTGCATGAACCAGAAGCAAAAGGCACAGCCACACAACAAGTAATACACGGGCGTTCCTCACATCTTCTCGATCAGGTTCATCAGCGCTTCACGCTGCGCTGTCGGCATAGATTCAAGTTTTCTTCTAATCCGCTCCAATGCTGCATCAACTTCGCTTTGCGGCTGCTGGGGCGGGTTTTCTTTTTGGTTGCCAGTAAGAAGGTAGTCGACCGATACGTTGAAATAAGCTGCAATCTTAGAAAGAACCTCTGTGGACAGGCTTTTGGTTCTTCCGGCTTTCAATTCAGAAAGAAAACTGCGGCGAATCCCAATTTTGCTGCAAAGAGTTCCGTCTTTGATGCCCTCTTTTTCGCAGAGTGCATGGATGTTGCTGTACAAGTCCGACATAAGAATGCTCCAATATTTGTGCAAGTATACAAATGCACAGAATTTTGTACAAAAGAGTTGACTTGTACAGATGTCTGTACTATAATACAGACATAGGCAGTACAGAACGCTGTACAATATAAACTCTCTACACCCTTATATTAGTACAGCTTTCCGTACTTGTCAATAGATTTTAGCAAATGGAGGTGGAATTTTGAAAGAAAACTTCCGTTCTGGCTTTGAGCTGGAAGTGAAGATGAAGCTGTTGCAGCGAGGTATGAAGCAAACGGAGCTGATTCAGGCGGTTCAAAGCGATACTGGATTGTTCCTTGATGATTCGTACCTCTACAAGATTCTTCGTGGCGAGCGAAAGCCGGAGAAGATTATCCAGAGCATCTGCAAGATTCTTGAAATCGAGCAGAAGGAGGACTGAACATGGAACAGATTATCGCCTTAAAGGTTGACCTTGAATACCCGGAAGAAGCCAAGTTTGCCATTGACGCCGCGGCCAAGACCTACTCAGATTTCAAGCGTGAGCAGGCGACAAGGCGCTTTGTAGAAAATGGTTGTACGCCGGAAGATGCAAAGAAAATCGCAAAGTTCATCCAGTTTCTTGACCAGTGTTTTTCTGAACACAATGAAAGAGCCTTAAGAAAGGCAAGTGAAGTGGATGGAAATTAAATACTGTGAGCGCTGCGGTGTCTTTCTTGGCCTTGTAAATCCGTGCAAGAAATACTGTGAAGAATGTAAAATCATTGTTCGAAGAGAACGGCAGGCTCTTATAAAGAAAGGAATCAAGGCTAATCCGGAACCGGCTTTATGCGCTTGGTGCAAGAAACCAATGGTTCGGAAGGTCTGGTCTCAGAAGTATCACCCTGAATGCGCAGCAGATGCAAACAAGGCTTTGACCAAAAAGTACAAAGCCAAAAAGCAAAAAGAGCTGAATGAGCTAAAAGCATCTGGTGAGTTCAAAATTACTTGGGATGTGCAGGAGCCAGAACGTGCGAGACCTCAAAAGCACGAGCCTCCAAAGTATACCGTGCGACAGATGAACGATGCCGCAAAACGATATGGCATGAGCTACGGCCATTACAGTACTTTACTTGCACAGGGAAAGGTGAAGGCCCCTGATGAACGGTAAATACTACGGCAAGCGAGAAATTCGCTGGCACAGCCGGGAGAAAGACCGGCTAGAACGCATCGAGAAAGAAAGAGTGAGCAAAAATGAAAAAAATCAAGGTAAGGATCACATTCACCGAAGCAGTTCTCGGCACATGGCCTAGCAATCAGAACATTGCACGCGAGTTCATCGCCAGCAAGTCCCCGGATGCAAATACCATCGAGGACGAGGTTGCCGCTCTGGGTGCTGATGCTGTGGCAGATAAGGGCATGACCGTGTTTCCTCGCAACAAGAACGGCAAGCCTATCTTGCATGACTACCAGATCAAAGGTATGTTTAAGGATGCTTGCGGTATGCTAGGTCGTATCGGCGGCAAGACCGAAACCGGCAAGAAGAAAGCGGTCAACGAATCCGGCAAGCTGACAGCCTACAAGAAGGTCATTGATGGTCTGATTTTCGTTCAGCCCCGCATGATTCCCATTCATGTGAACGGCGAGATTACCGAGTGTCAGCGCCCTCTCCGCGCACAGACGGCGCAGGGTGAACGTGTAAGCCTTGCCAACAGCGAGCAGATTCCAGCTGGTTCGACCTGCGAGTTCGAAATCGTTCTTCTGGACGATTCCCACGAGAAGGTCGTGCGTGAGTGGCTGGACTACGGAGTTCTGCGTGGCATCGGCCAGTGGAGGAACAGTGGCAAAGGCCGCTATACCTACGAAATCCTCAATTAATCGCTATGGCAGGGTGGGGCCGTGTTGCACTCGGCGTGGAACGGCAACGGCATAGTGACGATTATCTCAGAAATGCTAAGGCAATGCTTGGAGACGAAGCGACTTGAGCGGCAACGGCGATGCGCTGATTTGACGAGACTTGCAAAGGCATGGCGAAGCAAGGCTCAGACGAGCAATGGAATTGCATGGGCCTGACATGAGCGGCGCGGCAAAGGCTATGGATGCAAGGTGTAGCTTTGATAAACAAAGGCGTCGAACAGCAGCGACGTGCGACGCAATGGCAAAGAATAGAAACGATAGGCTAAGGCATTGAGTAGCTAGGAGCAGAAAAGCAAAGGCAAGGCGATTCACCGACAAGCAACGGCAACGCATGGTATCGTCATGACTCGCAATGGCAAAAATGAAAGGAGATAAAGTGAAAGCACTGATTGAAGTCGCCCTGATGTGGGGCATGGCACTGGCAGTGGTTTTGGCGGTATTTCTGCTGAACTTCTGGATTGTGCATCACATCGGTATTCTGGTAGGTGCATCAGCTGCCCGTGGAATCATCGCGGCGTCTGTGGCGATGGCTACGGCGTGGATACTGAGTTTTGGAGGTAATAAGAGTGAAAAGCCTGAAAGCTAATGTCCTTTGCGCGATTGGAATCGCGTTAGCAATCTTTTCGGTAGGATGTGGCGATGCAATCCAGAAAAGTCAGAGCACAGTAGCAATGTTTGGATATGTTTTCCTTTCGTGTAGCTTCCTTGCCGCAGCACTTGTCTTGTGTGCCATTGGGGTCAGCTCTGAAAATGAACGTATCGAACGGGAAAATCGCAAAGTAAAACACATTCCCCACCACACAAACGAGTGGAGGGATGCACGATGAAATGCCCGATGTGCGGCAGTGACAACATCACAACGGTTGATAGCCGGTCTGACCATGACAGCATCACTCGACGCAAGAAGTGCCTTGTATGTAACTACCGGTGGTCTACCATCGAAATCGACAAAGACCAGTGGCACAGTGCGTTGCAAATCAAAGAAGAACGTAAGAGAGGGAGACCCAACGATGATTAACCTTGACAGATTCGGTGGTGTGACAGAACCGAAGGACGGCATGTACTTTATGACCAACGAGCAGATGGCAGAAGCCAAAGAAGCTGACCGTCTGGCTGAGATTGAGGACTTGCAGTCTGAAATTGAGGACAGGGAAGCAGAGCTGAAAGACCTCCGTGCACAGTTGGCAGAGCTGATGGCTGGTTGATTTTGTACAGCCATATTAAGCCAAAGTAAGAACAATGCAGCCAAATGAAGCCAAAGAAAGGAAAGAAAAATGGCAGTATTAGTAATGGTCTACGGTCACTCCGGCAGCGGTAAGTCCGCTTCGCTTCGGAACTTTGACCCTGAACAGGTGGCGGTTATCAACGTGCTTGGCAAGCCGCTACCGTTCCGTAGCAACATGAAAACCTATATCACCAACAACTACGACAAGATTGATGTCGCAATCCACAGCACCAAGCGTAAGTCCATCGTCATTGACGATGCCACCTATCTTATGACTGGCGAGTTCATGCGGAACGCAAAGGTCGCCGGATTCCAGAAGTTTACCGAAATGGCAGCCAACTTCAACGCTTTGCTGATGCGGGCGAAGGAACTGCCGGATGATGTTGTGGTCTATTTTTTCGGACACAGCGAATGTGGAGAAAACGGTGGAGAGAAATTCAAGACTGTTGGGAAAATGCTAGACGAGAAGGTCTGCGTGGAAGGGTACTTCACCATCGTTCTGAAAACCGTTGTGCAGGATGGGCGATACCTGTTCAGCACTCGCAATGATGGGATGGACACCGTGAAAACTCCTCTTGGGATGTTCAACGATGCGCTGATCGAGAATGACCTCGCCGCCGTAGACAAGACCATCCGTGAGTATTACAACATCCCGGTTCAGCCGGATAACAAAGGAGAGTAACAGATGAAGAACATCAACTGGAATGACGTGCAGGAAGCCACCGAACGCCGTGACCTGCCTGTTGGCGGCTATGTTGCCGGTATCTGCAAGGCAACGGACGAACCCGCAAAGGAGCGTCTGAACATCGAGTGGGAAGTAGCAGAGGGCGAGTTCAAGGGTTACTGGCGTGAGCAGACCGCTTCCCTTATCGAGCGCGGCAAGCTGAATCCTGGCGAATGGGCATGGGGCGGCAAGACCATCAAGAGCTACAAGGAAAAGGCGCTGCCGTTCTTCAAGGGATTTATCACCGCTGTGGAGCAGTCCAATCCCGGCTACAAGTTCAACAATGATGAAAAGACCCTGCGTGGCAAACTGGTCGGCGTGGTTCTCCGTGAGGAGGAGTACATGGGCAACGATGGCAACATCAAGACGAAGCTTGTTGTTGACCGCTTTACCAGCGTGGACAAGATTCGTTCCGGCGATTATGAGGTCAGACCAAAGAAAACGCTGGCTAGCGGATCTGGTTCCAGCTACTCGCAGGGCGGGAACGATGACTTTTCGGTGATTGAAGAGGACGGAAGCCTTCCCTTCTGACCTGTAATCCGTTACCTCCTACCTTATATAAGAGCTGCGCTATCTGGCTGGACGGGCGTTTGGAAAGATGAAACACTTGGGCGATATCACAAAGATTCACGGCGACAAGATAGAGCCTGTGGATTGCATCACGTTCGGAAGCCCGTGTCAGGATTTGTCCATTGCTGGATGCAGGGCGGGACTTGCCGGAGAACGCTCCGGGTTGTTCATGGAAGCGGTTCGAGTCATAAAAGAAATGAGGTCAAGCACAAATGGACTGTATCCAACTTTCGCTGTTTGGGAAAACGTGCAAGGAGCGTTCAGCTCCAACGGAGGAGAAGATTTCAGAACCGTGCTGGAAGAACTTGCCAGCGTGGAACAACCAGACGCTTCAATTCCTCGACCTTCGGGTAGGGGGGGCAAATGGAGCAAAGCTGGAGCAATCGCCGGAAACGGATGGTCTCTGGCTTGGCGACAGCTCGATGCTCAATACTGGGGAGTTCCCCAACGTAGAAAACGTATCGCGCTTGTCGCAGATTTTAGAGGACAACGTGCCGCAGAAATATTATTTGAGCGCACGAGCCTGTCAAGGAATCCTGACGAGAGCATCAAGACGTGGGAAGCCTTTACCAGAACTTCTGGAGCAAGCGTTGCTGGGCATGATCGAATATTTGGAGCCGGGAACTTTGCCACAGGTGAAACAAAAAGTGAAAGAGCAAGAAGGTCGCTTCGAGAAGGAACTGGACGAGTATTGGAATCAGACCATCGAGAGACTTCGACTCGATGCACAGAACCTGTAGCCTACACTCTAAAAATCCGTTCTGGATGTGAGGGTGGCGGCAAAGGCGCACTGTGGCAGACCGAAAAGAGCGCAACGCTTTCTACACTGCAAGACCAGACATTGTTTCAGCCTGTTGTTTATGATGCTCGCGGAAACGGCGATGGCAGAACTTGCCCAACCATAACAGGCGACCACGAAAACAGAATCACAGACTACACGGCTATCGCTATCGAACGCAAAACCTTCAACGAACAGTCTTTTAGCCACTACAAGGAAAGTGACAAATGCTCAACCTTGAAAGCGAAAGCAGGGAACATCGGCAATGGCAGCGAATGCCTGATCGCAGAGAAAGTCATCCGTTGGATTGTTCGCCGCTTAACCCCTGTTGAATGCGAACGATTACAAGGCTACCCTGACGATTACACCAACATTGGTGACTGGACAGATAGCAAAGGAAAGAAGCACAAGTACGCTGACAGCCCACGGTACAAGGCTCTGGGCAACTCCATCGCCTTGCCGCAGTGGTTCTGGTTGGCACAGAGGATGCGCCCTTACCTGAAAGAAAAGCCCACTTTGGGTAGCCTGTTCGATGGTCTGGGTGGTTTCCCTCTGGTCTGGCAAAGAGCATACGGCGAGGGCACTGCACGCTGGGCAAGCGAAATCGAAGAGTTCCCGATGGCTGTAACAAAAAGGAGATTTGGCGAAGAATGATTACCTGTTGCAAAGATTGCACATCACGCCACCAAGCCTGCCACGACACCTGCGAGAAGTACAAGGCAGAGAAGAAAGACTTTGAGGAGCGCAAGGCATTCGTGTATGAGCTGAACCACAGCCAGAGCGTGTACCACCGTGATTATGAGGACAAGCACCGGGAACGTGGCAAGAAACGGTTTCTCGGAAGTAAATTTAGAGGTGAAAGATAAATGGGAGCTTTTATTGCAAGACAGCCTAATGGTCTGTTGTGCAGGTTTTCTTCGGTTGTCGATTGCATTACCGATTACAACATGACCGAAGATGAATACATCGAAATGTGTGCCGAAAAAGCACGAAAAGAAGCGCAAGATACTATAAAACATTATATGTATCCGTTCAAATGTATAGATGAGTGCTTTGTACCGAATAACATGACTGTCAAGGAACACAAGCGAATCATGAAGGAAATGGAAAGCCCGCTGACGAGGTAACTCATGTTTCGTGGGTTTAGAGGTGAAAGAGGATGAGACTTGTTGATGTAGAACCGCTGGAAAAATACCTAGCCGGGCTTATTAACCTTGCAAGACAGGATGAGGTAGGAATCCGATTTCCGTCTTTAGAAGCATGGAAAAGCGAACTAAATCATTTAAATGAACTTCCAACAATAACGCCGGAACAGAAATGGATTAGCGCAAAAGATTCACCGCCAACAAAAGAGGGAATATATTTCGTTGCTTACAAATTTTGGCATTGGGATGGTTGCGTTTCAACAAGAGAGTTTAAGAACGGCAAGTGGGATGAAGAGGACAAACGTGGTGTAGTGAAGTATTGGATGCCGATTCCTGCATTGTCGGAGGACAACGCATGAACACCGGCAAGCAGTTTGAAGCAGACTTCAAGGCATCCGTCCCGTCCGATGCGTGGTGCTACCGCTTGAAAGACAGTGCTACTACCTACTACGGTGGCAACGAGAACTTGAGCTTTTCCATCGACAACATCTGCGACTTCCTTGTGTACCGATACCCGATGAACCACCTGTTTGAGCTGAAAACGATAGAAACGCCCTCTATCCCTCTGGAAAAGGTGTTCGGTAAGTACGACAAGGCAAAGTACAAATACCGCAAGGAAAAGCACATCACTGACATGGTGGATGCAATGGGGTACAGCGGTCAGACCGCCCATGTGATAGTCAATTACAGGGCGGTCAACCGCACCTTTGCAATCCCTGCCAGCAGGGTTCTGGCGTTCCGTTACAACGAGAGCCGCAAGAGCATCCCTTGGCAGTGGGCAGAACAAGAGGGGATAGAGGTCAAAGCAAAAAGGCTGCGTGTCCATTGGCGGTATGACGTGGATGGGCTACTAAAGAGATTGGAGAAAGAAAATGCAACTGTCTGAAAAACAAAAATTGGTAAGGCTTCTGGGGCTGTGCCAAAGCGAACTCCTTATGGAGAACGAAGAAAACCTTAAAAAGAAAATGAGAAGCAATGAAAGCCCGAAGAAGGTTGTTACAGATTATTCATACGGCGTGAAAGCTCAGTATGAACACGCAAGAATCATCATCAAGAAACTTTCTGTTGAAATCGGAAAAGAGCTCAAGGCTAGTTGGGAGTTGTGGTGAAAATGACAATGGTATGCGATAAATGCGGTGAAACATTTGAATATCCAGAGTTCTCCATAAGTGAGCGGACACAAAGAGTAGAAAACAATTCTATTTGCAGGTGCATTACAAAGAAAAATAGGAAAATTTTTATCTATTCAGATGACCCGTTTTTTCTTTGCCCCTCTTGCATGGCAAAGCTGAACAACTGGTTGAAAGGAGAAAAAAGTGAGTAAGAAAGTTTCAGACATTCTGCCCAAGACGGAAATCTTGGCACAGTTAGCAGAAGAAGCATCTGAGTTAGCACAAGCTGCATTAAAGCTGCGCTGTGCGCTGGCATGGCACGAACCCGACACCGAAGAGTGTTGAGGAATGTTTAGAAAATATACAAGAAGAAATGGCAGATGTTTTTGTCTGCCTAACCGTGTTTGGCAAGTCCGCCGAAAGAGACGGAATCTTGATTTATAACAGGTACATGGAAAAGGTTATCAAAATCGAAGATGAAAAAGAAGCCCGTTGGCTCTCTCGCCTTCATGACAAGGAGCAGTCGTATGAATAAGCGCAGAAACCGCCCATCGTCTGGCAAACAGGCAATGTCAGCCAACCTCCGCAAAATCGCACGACAAAACCAGTTGTACGGCTTCCGCATGGCTCTAGATGGCATCGCCGCCACATGGGGCGCACTGATTCAGAACCTTCGGTGCGATGCAGACCTGACCGATGAGCAGGTTCAGAAAATCATCCGCATCGGTGACAGGTACTGGGAGATGGTCGGCAAGTTCAAAGAAGAGGACATGACCCCTGACGAGTTTGCAGATTACATCACCGCAAAGTCAGAACAGGTCGAAAAAGAACTGAGAGAAAGGTGGAGCTAACAATGTTTGAATTTGCAACTCGCTGGCTGGTCTGCCTAGTTCTGCTGGCGGTGGTAGTTCAGTCCGAACGGACAATCAAAAACGTGGCGTACAACCTGTTTGGAGAACGTCAGGCAATGCTCGTCTGGCTGTTCGTCAACGTGTGTCTGGTCGTTTGTACGGCTGTTATGATGGAGTGGAAATGATGAAAATTTGTGATATTGAGAGAAAAGAAATCAATTTTGGGAGTTTGGAACGTGGAGATGTGTTTGAAATAAGCGGCGAAATTTTCATGAAAGTCAGCGTGGAGCTTTCGGTAAGTAAATTGTCTGGCGGTGTCAGCTTAAAAAGCGGAGAGTTTTTGCAGATAGATGAGTGTTTTCCCGTCAAGATGGTAAACGCTCATCTCCAGTTGGAGGGCTAAAAAAATCATGGACAACGAACTTTACTGCCCGATGAAGATGACCAGCAATCCGCTTGGTCGGTGCGTATGCGAGAAAGAAAAGTGTGCTTGGTGGAGTCAGTGGGATTGCCGATGCGTAATCCGGATAATTGCGCAGAAACTTGGCGGAATCGAAACAAAGATGAAGAGGTGATAACTCTTGGCAACACCCCCGAAGCGTGGTCGTGGCAGACCGCCGCTGACCGAAGCTGAAAAGAAAAAGCGCGAGAAGCGGGCACAAAAGGCGAAAGAAGAAGCCGCTGCGAAGCGTGAGAAAGAGCGAGAGAAGAAGAAACAACAAATGCTTAACAAGCGGAAATCTATCCGCTCACAGGTGAGTAAAAAGGTGAAAGAACAACAGGAGTTAGCAATCACGAGGTCTAAGATGCTGAATACAGGCGATTTGCAGTCGAGAATCGGTGATGAAGAGGACAAGAAGGTCATCGGCATGATTGCAGCTAAGTATTTTGGCGACCTTCCGAGCGTGGACATGAACAACCCGATTGAAGTGCAGCAACGCCTTGACTTCTTCTTTGACGCTTGCATCGAAGCCAGAATCTCCCCTGTGGTGGAATGGATTGCACTGGTGCTTGGCATCGAATGGGTGAGTCTGAAGCAGATTATGGCGGGCAAGCGCCGTGATGATAGCTTGCAGCAGAAATACATCTTGAAGCTGATTCTGCAAATGCAGTCCATGTGGGCATACAACGGTATGTACGGTCAGGAGAACCCGGCAGAGTGGATTTTCCGAGCCAAGAACTATTTTGGTATGCGCGACAACGTGGAAGTCACCGTTGCGCCGCCTGAACAACCGTTAGGAGATGCCCAGAGCGCAGAACAGCTCGCCCAGAAGTACCAGACGGCTTTGCCGAAAGGGATTGACGTGGAGTACAGAGAGGTGACGAAAAATGAAACAACGGTTGGTTGACTTCTCCGACCCGATTCTTTCAACGGTGCTGTTTATCTTGCTTAAAGACCGTACTACCGGCAAAAACATCATATGGGCGACAGAGCCGCCGCCTGAACTAGGCGCAGGCTTTGCGAATGAAATCACGTTAGAACAAATCAAGAAGTGCCCGCCAGTGCCACGAGTTCTCAAGCGTCTGGATGAGCAGAAGCAAAGAACCAAAGCAAAAGCAGAGGTTTTTACTCCTTCTTGGGTCTGCGAAAAGATGATAGACATGGGCGAAGAAAACGGTGCGATGCCCGATATGAAGAAAGAGCCTATCAAGTACATCCATTCGACAGTCCTTGAAATCACCTGCGGAGAAGCACCATTCCTTGTGAACCGATACGACACGGTAACAGGCAAAAAGATTCCAGTACCAAAACGGAAAGGACTATTTGACCGCAAACTGAAATGTGTAAACAACTGGTTTGATTGGAATGTCTGGACATGGCACGATGTGGCAGAGGGCGCAGCGACGACTACATACGGCTATGAGTGGCAGGGTGACAGCCTGTTGCTTGCAAGAGCAAATATGCTCCTGACATGGCGAGAAAACTTTAAGTGGCTATTCGGCATAGAGCCTGACGCTGGGAAGGTTCGCAACATGGCTGCTATCATCTCATGGAACGTCTGGCAGATGGATGGTCTAAAAAAGACCGTGCCCGGCACGGACATTCCGTGCAAAATCAAAGACTGGAAAGCTAATAAGGAAATCCTGTTTAAGGATGTTGGGGAGGGAGAATAAAAAATGAAGTCGGTTCTGTTAAGCATCAATCCGAGTTGGTGCAATCTTATTTTTCTTGGCATAAAAACTCTTGAAATACGGAAAACAAAGCCGAATATGGGCGATGAACCTTTCAAATGTTATGTTTATTGCACGAAAACCAAAAATGGATGGTTCAAAGAGTGCGATGGGTACTTGGAACAACTGGACGGAAAAGTTATAGGAGAGTTCACTTGCAATCATCTGTACGAAATAACGCCAGAATCGGATTGCTTGCCAGAAGGATTTGAAGAGATGTCCGGTCTTAGGAAAAAAGAAATTTTGGATTATGTCGGAAAGAAAGGCTGGGCATGGAGCATTTCCAATGTGAAATTGTATGAACATCCAAAATTTTTGTTTGAGTTTACTCGTTATTGCATTCTCATGGGGAATAGAGGAGTTTGCAATTTTAATAAAGTGAGATGCAATTATCAAGTAGAAGAATGGGGCGAAACGAATAGACGTTTTTGCAATAAGTGCTTAAAGCGCCCGCCCCAGAGCTGGTGCTATGTGGAAGGATGATAATATGCAAACTGACAGAGGAATCTACCATAAGCGAGTATGCGACCGCTGCGGAGAAGTTCTGGACGGCAGAATGTTGAACCCTGACGAATACTTCAAGGACTGGGCGTGGCGCAGGGACACAGGCGACCTGTGCCCGGAGTGCTATGCAGAGTATAGGCGAGTGATCGGACGGTTCAATAGGGGAAAGAGAGGGCAGAGATAATGAAAAAGTGCGCTCTTTACAGGTGCAAACAGTGCTTTGCAACCATGGAAGACGAAGGCGATGTCAGAATCGATAAAGACATCGTTGATTGGATGTTTGAAAACGAAATGGAAGAAAGCAAAATTGGGTTTATCGCAAAATTCAAAATAAGCGATAAAGTCCTCATTCATCGTTGTGACAATAACACTGTTGGCTTATGCGAGTTTATCGGATGGAAGGAGACGGAGGAATGAACTTCTACTGCACCACCGAACATTGCTCTTGCATGGGCATCAAGCAGTTCTCTGCTGGAAAGGCTGTTCGATGCACAGCAGAATACTGCAAGAACAAATCCGAGCCGTCCTGTGGCTCTTGCAAATGGTACGCAAAACCTGAGGACGTGTGTGTGAACGACCAGTCAGAACACGTTGCAGACTTTGTGTGGGACGAACGTGGATGCAAGGAATGGGAGAAAAGAGAAAATGACAACTAAAGATACGATCGCCATATTTGCTCTTGGGTCAATTATAACATTATTCGTTGGAGCCTTTATTACGGTTCTTGAAATGTTTCTTTGGGATATGACCGATAGCATTTCACTTGAATGGTCATGGAAGCATCCAGAACGCTCAACAATTATTCATGCAATGATAGTGGCGGTTATCAACGCCGTTACCTTTTGCGGTGGATTTTTGGCTGTATGGCTGGCGAAAGGATAAGAAAATGAGCTATGATATTTCATTGTGCGACCCCGTAACGCACAAACCGCTCAAAGCGTATAGTACACATTTTATCGCTGGTGGTATGCGCGCTATGGGTGGCACAAAAGAACTGTGGCTCAACATCACCTATAATTACGGTCACTTCTATTATCGCCCAGAAGTATTCGGCGAGGGTGGAATCCGCTCCATTTACGGCAAAACAGGCGCAGAGAGCATCCCAATGCTTGAAAAAGCTATTGCCGCTTTGGGTGATGATGTGGACGATAGCGACTACTGGAACGCAACAGAGGGCAACGCCAAACGTGCCTTGTACGGTCTGCTGGCATTTGCAAGAATGCGTCCTGACGGCGTGTGGGATGGAGATTGAAAGGAGAAAGGGCAATGAAAAAAGCAATTTTATCTATGGTACTGGTGGCGTCTATTGCATTGTGCGGATGCACCGAAGCATCTCGTGTGAATCACAATATTTCACAACAGGCGAAAAATTTCAACATCACACGCCGTCTGTCCGTTGTTAACGCAAGAACAGACACGCCGATGCTTGAAATCATTGGCAACATGGACATTTCCAATAATAGCAGCAACGAACTTGTCGTGACCATTGAACTACCCGATGGAACATACAAGAAGCATTACGTTTATTTGAACGAGTACACCATGTACATCGTGGAGGATTTGAGCGGTTCCGATGTGGACAAGTATCACTATGAAATCAATATCTTGCCCCAACAGTTACAGAATTTTGTTCTTACATACAATCCGTAAACGAGGTGTTGTACAATGGCTAACGCACTTTGGCATCCAGCAAGCGAACAGCCACGAGAACGAACGCAGCCTTTGTTGCTTGCGACTAAGACAACGTGGCGTGATAAAGATGGAAAAATGTTGCAAGGAATCTCGCCGACAGCGTACTTTCTAGGCTGTTACGCAGACGGTCAGTTCTGGAATGAGATAGGCGAGAGACTGCCGAAAGATGTGACGGTGACGCATTGGATGGCGTTTCCGATGGTGTGAGGTGATGGACATGGACAAGTATGTATGGCATTCCGTGCGGGATGAGTTGCCGCCGTCAGATGCTCCGATGCTGATTCTAATGGTAAAACACATTTACCAAAACGAAAACGACTATGAGCGGTACATGAGACTTGGCTTCTATGCACCAGCATTCGGCAAACGGGCGTGGAGAGACGAGTTTAACGACCCATTGGAACACGGTGATTGGTATATTGTAACGCACTGGACGTATGCGCCAGAAGAGCCAAAGGAGAATTAAAGATGGATGGGCTTGAAGCGTTAACAGAAGCAATGAACCAATGTGCTGCATCACTTGAACAGCTTGCAAATGCTATCAAACAGTCCGAAACGCAGTGCGGTTACATCAAGCAGAAGCACAATCGACCTGTATACCGTAAAGGCACAAAGCTACATGAAGTTTTCAAACGAATTATGAGAACGAGAGAGGGATTTAGAAAATGACAGAACTCAAGAGATGTCCGTTTTGTGGTGGAGAAGTTACCATTGCAGAGGGTGGCTACCGCCAAACACGATGGATGTATGTTACGAGAGGAAACAAAGAAAATAGGTGCAACTGCTATGTTATCATGGAAAGCAAAACTTACAACTATGATTCCTCTGAAAAAGACAAGGAAAGAATCAAAGCCGACCTCATCGAAGCATGGAACAAACGCTACAAAGAGGACTGAGTATGGACAAAAAACGAGACAGCTTTACATTCAAACGATATTACTTTGAAGCCATCTCCACACTGAAAAGTAAAGAGAAGCTGGAACTCTACGATGCAATCTGTGCATACGTTTTTGAAGAAAAAGACACAACTTTGAACTCAAAAAAAGCAGAATCTTGTTTCATTTTGATTAAACATCTGCTAGATGAAGAATCGAAAAGAAGCGATATTGCGTCAAAAGGATGGTCTACACGAAAGTCGGCTCATCCTCATGTCATAAATGAGATGAAGGTCAGCTCATCTATGAGTTCAAAGCCAAATGACAATGAACCCATTGCATCAACTGACAGTCAGATGAACGTCAAGACTTTGCCGGAGAGTGCAGTCAAGAAGAAACCTGACATCTTCTCCGACTTTGCTCATGGCGATAAAGCCCTGCTGGAATCTCTTCGAGAGTTTGCACAGATGCGTACAAGAATCAAGAAGCCTATGACAGACCGGGCAAAACAGATGCTCTGCAACAAGCTAGAAAAGTTTGATCGGCACGACTGGAAAGCCATACTTGACCAGAGCATCTATGCCGGATGGCAGGACATTTACGCATTGAAACAGGATGACCAGTATGAGCAAAGTACGGAGATGGAGTTTCCTAGACTATGACAATGGACGTTCAAACGGTATTTATCGGTGCGCTGATGCTCTGCAAGCTGGGCGTTGTGGATGAAATCATACCAGACCTTGAACTTGACTTGTTCAGACCTGAGCTGAGAGACGCTTTTGCGGCTGTTCAGGGCTATTGGACGGCTAGGGGTAAGATAGATATAGTCGAGATAAACACGCAGCATCCAGACGTAGCGCAGACGCTCTTGGCGTGTGTAAAAACCTGTGAATCAGAGTGTGTACGAATTGACAGGGAGCAGATGCAGCGTTGGGCACAGCTTATCAGAGAACAAGCTGCACTCACTCGTGTGCAAGGTCTGGCATTTCAGATGACCAGCGAGCTTACCGACTATTCTGATCTATCAGACATTTACCAGCAGATGGGCGAGGCGATGAGCCTGAAAGCTGAGGAAGAAGATGCGTGGACATACGAAGATGTGCTGAACGACTATGTGCTTCACATGGACGAGAAGCCTATGTACATCAAGACAGGCCTAGAACGTCTGGATGAAGCTCTGCACATCTCACCGGGTGATTTCATCATCATCGGCGGCAGACCGTCTGCGGGCAAGACCGCCCTGTCCTTGCAAATAGCAGCAAGCATGGCAAAGCAGGACTACACCGTGTACTATTTCAGCCTAGAAACCAGCAAACGCAAGCTGGGCACACGTCTGATGGCTAATCAAATATACTGCCCTCTGGACACGGTAAAAAATAATGCGGTCAGCTTGAATGAGATTGACGGACAGGCAAAGAACATGAAGATGCCCTTATATATCCGCTCCGCTGCCGGAAAGAACGTGGCGTGGATGAAGGCTCAGGCTCTCCGTAAAAAGGCTCAAGTCATCTTCGTAGACTATCTTCAACTCATTCACGAAACAGGTGCAAAGGACAGATATGCTGCCATTACAGCCATATCCATTGCCTTACACGAGCTGGCACAGACCACAGGCATTGTCGTGGTAGCTCTGGCACAGCTTAATCGAAACCCATCCAAGCCCGGAGCAACGCCTACTAATTCCGACTTGCGAGAGAGCGGACAGATTGAACAGGACGCAGATGCAATCATCCTTCTGTCCGGAGATAACCCCGACAAGTACCTGTTCCGGCTAAGCAAGAACAAGGAAGGCGAGATAGGCGACCTTCCCATTACGTTTAACAAGCAGATTCAACGGTTCCAAGAGTACACTTGGATGGATTGAAAGGAGAACGACTATGAAAAAGATTTTGACCGTATGTGTATCCGCTCTGGCTGGCATTATACTGATGACTGGATGCAACAAACAGGTGGTAGACCTGACGTATAGCTACTCATGGGCACAGCTGAAAATGCCTGATGGAACGATTGTCGAGGGCAAGCTGAATAGTTGGGACGATTACGAGGGCGACCAGCTTCAAGTAAAGATTGACGGCGTGACCTATCTGGTTCATTCGTCCAACGTGGTCTTGAGACATTGAAAGCGAATACGGAATCTAAGTGTATGGGCTGTCAGCAATGGCAGCCTTTTGTTTTTGCCAACTCCACGAGAAAGCCTGTTTTAAGGCGTTTTGGATGCTAGGCGATAACTTTATCGACTTAACAGCGAAAACGCGCCACAGACGCTCGTAGAAGGCTCTCCGTTGATGCTGATGGTATATCTCAAACTAGACCACACAACCAGACTAATTCAGAAGCGTGGAGAACGGCTTTTCATGGTCAGACGTAAAAGTTATCGGGTCAGTCAGAAAAACGCGACATACAGGCTCCTACACGCCTTTCCTGCGATGATAGTAGCCAAATGAGCGAATGCCAACGACTATTTGTCCGATCGCAGGGCTGATTGAGACAAAAAACGCTTCGACTATCACTTTCGAAAATAGCTTTCAAATTTTTGTCCCCTTTCCCCCTTGTTTCCTCTTCCCCCCTTTTGTCCCCCTCTTTCCCCTACAACCCCTATTACCCCCTATAATCCCCCTAACATCTTCCGTGCTCCCCCTTTCCCTCCCCGTGTGTTTAGCGCGTCCGCGGGCGTTATATGCGCGGGCGTGCGCGTTGACGGAGCCGGGTGTGCCACGATAGTTCAAAAGTGAATAAACAACAGTTATGCGAAATTGCAAACTGGTTCTTTTCCCCTACAACCTTCTATCTCCAAAAGCTATACTGTTAGCCAGCAGAGCAGACCGTAGGCGAGAACTGGCGTGAGGTTCTGGCTGGCGGATGGTCTGTGACTATTCCAGACATGGAGAATTGACTTCATTTTGTAGTCGGTTGGATATGTAGAAATGTTGCATGACTGTATGAGCGGTTGATTACAGATTGAAAGCGACTGACCAGCCGGATAGCCTTATTAGATAGTTAAAAGTATTGAGGTATTTGCCAAATTTGTAATCCTAGTTAGTTGGTATGATATGATTGCAGTTGTCGGAAATTAAATCGGAGAAGAACGAACCGAATCGGATGGTGCGACTATTCCAGCAGAATAATAGTTAAAAAGATTGAGCAATAGTCTGCGACTATTATAATAAGTACGATTGCTAAAAATTTTGAGGTAATGTGATTGGGATTAAAATTAACAGGTGTCTTGACAGCTATTGATTTTTGGAGTGGTCGGATGACTTAGCGACTATCGCACGTCTTTTTCTCTAAAAGGCGAACGACTATTTCACACAAAAAATACACGACTATTTGACGACGATTCGCGAGAAAATGCTAAGACTGTTACTCTACGACTATCAGCGAACTATTTGTTACTATACAATATATGGGACTTTCAAAAGCTAGTCGTCTGACGACTTTACGACTATTCCACGACTATTTTATTGGAGAAACTGCGACTATTGGTTACGACTATTCCAGCTGGAACGCTGCGACTATTGCTGACCTCTATTGGCTATCGGGCGAAAGCCCGAAAAGAGATACGGCGGCAGCCGCCAATGGTTCCGCGCAGCCCGCCGCGCCCCTGCTGCTGGACTGTCCCGCCGGGTGTGTACTGCTGACAGCGTGTCAGCGCTTGCCGGCGATTCGTACACGGTAGGAGCTGACCCCACCCGGCTGGCATGGTCTGCGATCTGTTGCACCGTCTGGCATGGATCCATAACAGGGGCGCACCCCTGCACCCTTATATACCTTATTATAATAGGCGGCTGTGCTGGCCTGTACAGCGCCCGGTGCGGCGGTGGTATCTGGTATCTGTGCAAAGCGTCCGGGCGCTGGTAGGCGCTCCAGCGTGTCGCAGGCTGTGCAATGGCTTGTTGTGTCGGTTTGGTATCGTGTGCGGTGGAATGGGTAAAATTGCAGGAAAAGCCATTGTAAAGCCCTGTGCGCTGTTTTACGGCGTGGGTGGTATAAACTGCATAGACGGTACAAAACGCGCTGTAAACGCTTGCGCGTGGCTGCATTGCATCAGGGCAAAATAAAAGCCTTGCACCCTTAGTAGATGCAAGGCAAAAGAAAAGCCCGGCCATTTCTGACCGGGTGGAATGCTTCTTATTTGGACGCTTTAAACAGCGCAGAGAAAAACCAGAAGAAGAACAAGATACAAGACAATATCATGCGTGCACCTCCATCCTAACGCCGAAATTGGTAAAGGTGCGACGCTGTGAGATTGTGACAGGCTCAAGCTCTGCCGTGTTGATACCATAGCGGGCGCACTCTTTAATCGTGTACAGCTCACCGCCGATTAGATACCGCTTGACCTTGCCACAATAGGCGCCAGCGGACACAACCGCCCGCCCGTCAAGCCCTGCCGGAATACGATAGTATAACATAATTTGCACCCCCTCATACCACGCTAAACCGCTTGTATGTGGTGCGCTTGCTGCACTCCGCATAAATATCCGGGTGCGCGGCCTGTAAAAGCTTGCTATCGAGTCGGACGCTTTGCACGTCCTTATAAATGGCCTTTGCCGTGCCCTGCATCATTTCCGGCGCACCGTGCATCATATCAATAATTTCAGCTTTCACAGCGTCGTTCATTGCTTCTAACTCTTCAATCAACCGTTTGTTTTCGCGGTATGCGTTCACTTTTTCTTCAAAAGTCGTCATTTTTTAGTCCTCCTTGTTAGCTGTTAAGAAATGCGATCATAACGAGTGCGCCGGAGATCATGCCGACCACGTACCAGAGGGCAGCCCACTGGGTTGCATCAAGTACCAGCATATTACTGCACCCCCTTGCAATACAGGCCGTTGGTGCGGCAGATGGTGCGGATACGGTTACAAGCCTGATACAGTGCGCGGGCTTGCACGTCAAGCCACGTTTCCCGGCTGTTGGGGTTGTTCATGCCGCCGTCTGTGCGCTTGAGTTCGGAGGGAGTGCAGACGCGGGCGGCAATATCGGCGTTATAGCAGAGAGAACAGCCGCCGTTGCTGTACTGCTCCCAGCAGCTTGCACCGTTGAGCGCCCACCGCTCAAGCTCTGCACCGTCAAGGGGCAAGCGCTCCATATTGTCCGCACCCTCCTGCACATCGTCCAGTAGGTCGAGAGCGTACAACGTGACGGCCTTGTTCCATGCGCTGCGATCGTGGCGGGCGTTGAGTTCGGTGCGGATGGTATCTGCAAGTGCGGTATAATCGGGGGCGACAGTCTGGGGCTGTTCTGCGGTAATGTCAACAATGGTCGTTGCGGCTGCCGCAGAAATGGTGCTGACCTGCGCGGTGTTAAGTTCGATGATCTCGCGGACGTTCTGACCTGCAAAGTGGGCCTTTACGGTTTCGATGTTTTCGGCAATCGCAACGGTCGAGATGTATTCATCGTTTCGCTCAGTGATAACGTGGTAATACTTTTTCATGGTTTTGTCCTCCTGTTTTGTAACGGTATTTGGTAGGTGTTACGCTTTCTTGCGTCTGATTATATTATACGCTTTCTTGCGTAAATGTCAATAGGTATTTACGCTTTTTTGCGTATTGTTTTTAATGCTCTTGCTTGTCCGTTTGGGCGTGCTCTATCGGACACACTCCACGCCCTCCAGCGCAGACCGCGCAAAGTAGATCGAAACAGCGGTCTGCGCTGCTGCCTGTACCGTGTATCCGTTCCGGGTATGCTGGGGTCACCCGGGGGGAATAGGGCCGGAGGCCCGGGTGGGGGCGGTGAGTCCCGTCACCACCGAAAAAATAAAAAAGGCTCAAAAATTGGCGGCTCAATTTTGTGCCACCAAAAATTTTCCGCCACAAAAACAAAAAGACCCCTACAAAGGGTCTGTGTTCTGTGCTATACTTGCCTTACAAGCCTTGAAAGGAAGGAATCTACAATGGCTAAAAGTAAAATGACAACGTGCAAGCACTGTGGCGCAGAGATTGCCGCAAGTGCAAAGGGCTGCCCTCAGTGCGGCGGTAAGAACAAGCCGCCCATCTACAAGCGTTGGTGGTTCATCGCTATTATCGTACTGATTGTTCTGTCTGCTATTGGCGGCTCTGGTAGCGGCTCTGACAGTTCTGCAAGCAGCAGTAAAGCAACGTCTAAGGCAAGTGCATCGACCGCTTCTTCCGTTGCATCTGTTGCGCCTGAAATCAGCGAGGACGATTACAAGGCAGAGTGCCAGACTGTGGACTATAAGGAGCTGTGCCGCTATCCTGAAAAGTATGAAGGCACCAAGATTGTTGTCAAGGTAAAGGTCTCGCAGATTATTGACGCAAACTTCTCCGGTAGCGAGAAGGCATGGAGGACCTACACGGACAACAGCGGATACGGCTTCTATGCCGATGACGAATATTATATGCTGGATAAGCGCGGTGGCGATGCTGTGAAGATTCTGGAAGATGATATTATCACCGTCTACGGTGAGTTTACCGGGCTTGAGGAAATCACCAGAGCGTTGACTAGTACTACTGATGAACTGCCCCGCATCGAAGTCAAGTATGCAGACCTCGTAGAGGAATAATCGCATAACACAAAAAGCCAGCGGCTAGATGTTCTCTAACCACTGGCTTTTCTTATAGGTTGTTATACGATTCTACGGATGCTTGCATAGAGCAGACGGAACGTCTCACGGCCTTTCGGCGTTACTCTGGTCTGTACGCCACCGTGCTTGTTCTTCTGGTTGCAGTATTCCTTGACCGCAAACAGGCCGTCGCCCTTGCCCGCTTTCGGCAGGATGCCCTTGTTCTTGTCACGGTAGATGTATCCGTCAGAAATAAGCATCTTGATGAACAAACGCTCAGGGATACGCAGTTCCTTTGCAGTAGAGCGAAAATTGGTAGATACGTTCCATGCCACAAGGTCATCAAAGTAGTCGGCTTTGGGCTGCATCTCCTCGTTCTTCTCACAGAGCTGCTTGTTCTGCGTCTGCAACGCTGCGTTCTTTTCCTTTTCGGTTTTCATGTTCTGAATCAGGCCGATCACGAAGTCCGGGTTGGCAATAGCTGTCTCCAACAGGTTGTCGGTCATATACATCCCATGCTTGCGGATGGACGGCAAGACCTCGTGAGTGACCCAGTGCTTGAACCGCTGTGCGCTTTCCAGCTTGCTGCTGAAAATCAGACTGTATAGGCCGGATTCATTGATGATGGTTGTCTTGCTCTTGTAATTAGAACCATCACCCTGAATCAGGGTAGTGGTTTTATCTTGCTCATCAACGTGTGCTGACAGTGCGTTCTCAGGCTTTGCGTAGCCAAGTGCTACCGCAATGTCCTTGCCAACAAACCAAGGGTCATCGTCAATGAGCATGACACGGATTTCGCCAAACTCGGCGTTGTTGAAGATTTTGATGTTCTCAGACAAAGAAAGTTGCATTAAAAGGCTCCTTTTCACTTGTGAGAGAAGCGATTTTCTGCTATAATAACGGCGAGAGAATGCTTCTCTCAGGGTTGATATGATACGTTCGCTAAAGTTTGCCGACCCAAGCGAGCGTATCATTTTTCGTTTTCATTGGTGGAATCCATCGGATGCAGCGTAAAGAACGCTTCACGGAACGCAGCAGAGATGGAGACCCGGTTCTTGATGCAGTATTCCTGCAAGCTTGCAAACTGCCGCTCCGTCACGCTGATGGTAACGGTGTGACCGTAACGCTCTGCGTAAGGACTACTCATACATATTCACCCCCTTTCGTTTTGCTGTGCAATAAGTGTAACTGCAAAATATCTGAATGTCAATCAAAAATACACTAGATATTGTGTTCACTAGTGCTGACATCAGATTTTGCCGTTCTTATTGGCTACTCCCGCTTCGTACCCTGCCCGGTAGTTCAGTTCGGACAGCTTACCCAGCGCTTCTGCGTACTCCCTGTCCTCGCTGGTCGGCTCTTTGCCGTGGGCGAGGGTTTTCAAAAATTCTTCGGTTTTCGTAGGAAAGTTCATGTTTTTTGCTCCTAACTCTTGCGGAGAGCAGCCCTTTTTGGTATAATAGATTCCGAAAAGGGAGACTGCCCCCTTGGTGGTTGCAGTACCTTCTTTTTGTAACGGATAAGCTATCAGCTAAACTTTGGTAGGTGGGTGCTGATAGCTTATTTTTTTATGCGTTCTGCAATGTTGAAGATTAGATCAATACCCATTCTCACAACATCACTCTTGGTTCCATCCAGAGCGTTAGCGCAAAATGTGATTTTTTCGATATCTTCTTCGCTAAGCCTGAACGAAACCATACGCATAGATTCGTTTTTAGATGGCTCTGCTGCTTTCTGCAACTTCATCACCTCGCTTTGTTGCTGATGATAGTATATACCAGATATTGAACACTTGTCAATATGGAAATTTGAAGAAAATATACTTTACGGATTCGGAACAAATCAAAAATAAAGCGTATACACGTTTCCATGTAAAAAGTTTAACATTCTTATACTACTATACTCTGTATTTACAGAGTATAGTATATTTATATATACACTAGGGCTGAATTGCTCTCTTGACAGCTTACGCTAGAAAGCGTATAATGATACCAAAGGAAGAGAGGGCAAAAAAAATGGCAGCTACGAACAACAAGGTAAATTCCAGCGAAATTCTTCGCGGGATTATCAAAGAGCAGCATCGGACATACGAATACCTCAGAAAAAAACTTGATTATAAAAAAATTTCTAGCGTATCTTCTCGTGTTTTGGCCGATGATATGAAGTTATCTACGATGGTTCAGATTTTAGAAGTACTGGGATACAGGCTTGTTGTCGAGCCGGACAACGGGGAGCTAACTAGAACGGGCGCTTATCAGATAAGAGAAGTAAAGGACGGCGGTTCTGAATGAACGTAGCGTATGTTCGTGTATCCACTGTCGAACAGAATGAAGCACGACAGGTAGAAGCGTTGAAGCGGCATGACATTGATCGTTGGTTTATCGAGAAGGTCTCTGGCAAGAATATGGATAGACCAGAGCTGCAGAAGATGCTTAAATCAGTTCAGCCGGGCGATACCGTGTTTATCCACGATTTCAGCCGCCTTGCCCGTAGCACAAAAGACTTGCTTGAAATGGTCGAAACGCTGCAAGCTAACGGCGTGCACCTTGCCAGTGATAAAGAAAACCTAGATACAGGCACTCCCACAGGTAAACTGATGCTGACGATGATTGCAGCCATTAACGAATTTGAACGACAGAATATGCTTGACCGTCAGCAAGAGGGTATCGAAGTGGCAAAGCAGAAAGGCGTTTATAAAGGCCGCAAGCCCACCGAGTATGACCGAAACCTCTTTGACGTTCTTCACGAGCAGGTGGAGAAGCGCATTCTCACGGTCACGGACGCTGCCAAACAGCTTGGCGTGACCCGCCAGACATGGTATCGGATTGCTGAACAGAACAGGTGAAAGGAGCAAGAGCCTATGGATAAGTGGAACAACAGAAACTCGTATGATTGGCTTGCAGGAGCGGTCGTTGGACTGCTTACCGGGTTCTTCATCGTGGTTGTGGTTGCGAGGTGCGTTCTGTGATACTTAGCGACAACATGAAACGCCTGATTGACACGCTGAACACCTATGAACCAGACCTTCCGAATGGTTTTTATTCCGTAAAAGTCCTGCAAGACAAACTGGACTTTACGGCACAGTTCGTTCTTGAATCCCTTGCCAACGATGGGCTGATACGCTGGGGCGATACGCAGCACACAGCGTTTTGGCTGTTGGAACGTGCGAGGAACTATAAGAAAATCCACAAGCTGGAAAAGATTGAACAGTGGAAAGAACGCGGGATAGGATTTGCTTGTGGCGTCCTGACCAGCGTTGTTGCAGGGCTGATTAGCATTGTGCTAGCTGGTGTTTTCAGTTGACGTTGTTCGCAACCTAGAATAAAACCGAATATTTGATTTTTGTGCAGTTGTAGGCACTCTTTACATTTTCAGGTAGGGGGTGCCTATTTTTTTATGCAGTCAAAACAGTGTATCGCCATCATTGACAGCATCAAAGCGTATGCAAAGCAGAATCCGACAGAAGCACAGGTCTACGAGGACTGGTTTCAGGCGGTCGTGAACCTGAGAGATGCTTTGCCGCAAGACAAGCGGTTCGATGCCTACAAATATTCTGGGGAGCTGCGTTCTGTCTGTGCAGCCATGATGGGCAAGATGAAAACAGGCGAGGACGTGGCGAAGGTCTATGACATTATCGGCCGGACGTACCTGTTTGAAGCAAAAGATGTGTTCGACAGTTATTGCATCTACCTTGAATGGAACCGTGCGCCGGAGAAGAAGTTCTATCAGCCCAGACGCAGAGTGCTGAAAGTGCTGGCAGACGACCTAGAGGACTTGTTTTATAAGCGGATAGATTTCTTGGGGGTCAGTCTTCCGGCTCGCGTAGGTAAGAGTACGCTGTGCATTTTCTTCATCACATGGCTTATGGGAAACCGCCCGGACGTTGCATCGGTTATGAGCGGACACTCCGACAAGCTGACAAACGGCTTCTATGGCGAAGTGCTGTCCATCATCACTGACCCTGTGACTTACAATTGGAGCAAAATCTTCCCTGACGTTCAACTTGTGGACAAGAGCGCAAAGGACGAAAGCGTTGACCTGAACCGAAAGAAGCGCTTCCCCACCCTGACTTGTCGCTCTATTGGCGGCACGCTGACTGGCGCTGTTGAAATTGGCGAGGGCGGCGTTCTGTACAGTGATGACCTGATCGAGGACTTGGAGGAGAGCCTGAATGTTGAGCGTCTGAATAACAAGTACGATGCCTACCTGAACCAGCTGAAAGACCGCAAAAAGCAAGGCGCATTAGAGCTGATGGTCGGCACACGCTGGAACGTGCTTGACCCTCTGGGGCGCATCCAGAGCCAGTATGCGGACAATCCTAAGTACAGATTCCGGGTGATTCCCGCTGTGGACGAGAATGGACACAGCAATTTCAATTATGACTACGGCGTGGGATTTGACGATGCTTACTATGCCGACATGAAAGCCAGCATTGACGATGCAACATGGTGGGCAAAGTACATGGGCAAGCCTTATGTGCGTGAAGGCCTACTGTTTCCTGCCGATGAACTGCGATATTTTAATGGCGTTCTGCCTGATGGTGAGCCCGATCGCAAGCTCATGGTTATGGATATTGCATGGGGCGGCGGGGACTTCACCGCTTGCCCTATCGCCTATGTGTATGGTGATGCCGTGTTCATTCCTGATCTTGTGTTCAATAATGGCGATAAGACCGTGACTAGACCGGAAGTCGTGGGCAAAATCATCCAGCACAAAATCAATGTGGTGCGTGGCGAAGCCAACAACGGCGGCGATGAATATTGTGACGTGGTAGATAGCCAGCTCCGGCAGCAAGGCTATCACTGCTCTGTCCGCAGCCAACGTGCGCCCAGCGGTCAAAGCAAGCTGTCAAGAATCATCCAGTATGCGCCGGACATCAAACGGTTCTATTTCCTTGATGAAAAGCACCAGTCGAAAGAGTACAAGGCGTTCATGGAGCAGGTGACGATGTTCACGCAGCTTGGCAAAGTTCCGCACGATGATGCACCGGACAGTCTGGCACAGCTTGCCGATGAATTGTATAACGGAATCAGTAAAATCGAGCCTGTCAAGCGTCCATTTTGATTAAAAACACAATATATTGTGTTCGCTGGGTCTATTTATTTGATTTCACCACTTGACAAGGCTTATAATGTACACAGGAAGTTTTGCAGCTTCCTCTAAGGAATAGCCCGGCATAGCGAGGTTTTGTCATTTTTACTCGCTTTCGTGTCAATGAGCGTGTTCCTCCTTTACCGGCGAATGCTTTTCACTCTTTCCATTCGCCGGGTTTATATGTTGCGTTCCCTGCTGGCTGGGAATGTCAGAATACTCCCCCTCTTCTGGCAAGCAACGGTTCAATTCCGTTACGCAGCACAACTAACTACCTAGCTTTGCATGGACTTATTCTCCAAAACCTCCACCGCTATTCCCGGCTCTCAATGTAATGTTTAGGCATGACATTGCAAAGAGCAGCGGTTAAACAATTAAGCCGGGTTTCTATGCTGCATTAGCTCAGGACTAGAGCACCCGACGCATTGCCGGACATACATTGGTTCAAATCCATTATGCAGCACCAAAATTGCAGCTGACCCGTTTACGTCTGTCCGACAACTGAATGCAAAGGCTGCAATGGCTTTCTCCGGGCGGAGAATAGCATGACCGGAAGTGCGAACAGTTTCCCGGTGGCTTCTGACGGGTCTGTGCCAAACAGCCTGTTTCCAAAAATCCAACGAAAGGAGCGCTCATGCTAGTTAGAATCTGTTGTCCTTGTATCCGTCAAAACCCAATTTATAAGAACGTCCGCTGCAATCGCTATCTTGGCGAAGTGGACGGACGATACCATTTCAAGTGCGACAGATGCAAGGGCGTTATCGAAGGAGACACAAGGGAAGGATGGGTGAAAATCATCCATCCACCGGAAAAGTGAATAGCTTTTGAAGCGCAGTTTTGGCGCAGTGAGATAGACCTTAACAGGTTTGTCTTGCTGCGCTTTTTATTTTGCCGGAAAGGAGGAACGCATGGCTGAATATCAGATGATCGTTGACGGCTTTTTGAATAAGCCGCTGACCGGACGTAGACCGATTGAAACACCGGAAACGGAAATCAATCGGGCAAACGTGCTGAAAGTGGTCATGGGCAAGGCAGAGCCTATTCATCTGCTGAACAAGAACGAGATTCGCTTTTTGCACAACTACTACTTGGGTAGTCAGCCTGTCCTCCATCGCACGAAAGAGTACCACGCTGAAATCACCAACCGTATTGTAGAGAATCATGCCAACGAGTGCGTGGGCTTCTACACGGGCTACATGAGCGGTACTCCTTGCTCTTATGTGCGGTCTGAAACGGCAACTGGTGACGGTGAGGAAATCGCTCGTCTGTCCAACGCCTTGCAGTATGAAGGCAAGGATGCGCTTGATCGGCGGCTCTGGCAGTGGATGTTGGAGTGCGGACAGGGGTATCGAATTGTTCTTCCTGACAAGGGGTACAACGGCAACTACCCGGACGAAACGCCCCTGCTGGTGGATGTTCCAGACCCGGACATGGCGTATGTGATTTACAACTCCGGCATCGGTCACAAGCCCATCGCCAACGTGCTGCACATCCCACGCAATTATCAGAATGACCTGAACGACTTGATTTGCGTGTATACGCCAAACCAGTACTTTGAAATCGACAACGGTAAGGTCACAAAGTCGGAGAGCCATTCTCTCGGAATGTTGCCGATGGTCGAATACAAGCTGAACCCGGAGCGTATGGGCTTGTTTGAACCGGCCGTCCCTGTGCTGGATGCCATCAACGACCTTGAAAGCAACCGTCTGGATGGCGTGGCGCAGTTCATCCAGTCCATCATGGTGTTTACCAACTGCCTTGTTGACGAGGATGCGTTGAACAAGGTGAAGGAATTGGGCGCAATGTGCTTGAAATCCACTTCTGGTCTGCCTGCTTCTGTTTCTCAGATTGCAAACGAGCTTGACCAGCAGCAGAGCCAGACCTTGCTTGATTCCATGTTGAACGTGTACCGCAGTCTGACTGCCATGCCTAGCGCCACTGGCAGCGAGAACGCAACGTCCGACAACGTGGGTGCAGTCATCGTCCGCAACGGCTGGAATCACACTGAAGCAAGAGCGCAACAGTACGAGAATATGTTCAAGTATGCTGAACGCCAAAGCTTGTCTGTGATGCTGAAAATCTTGCGTGATACGGCTGGTTCTAAGCTGATGGCAAGTGACATCAACATCAAACTTCCGCGCCGTCAGTATGACAACCAGCAGAGTAAGGTTCAGATTTTTGCACAGATGTTGCAGCAGACCATTGACCCGCAGTTGGCGTTCACTACGCCCGGTCTTTTCCCTGACCCGCAGGCTGCATACGAAATGAGCAAGCCCTTCCTGATTGCCGCTGGCAAGCTTGGCGAGGACGGGAAAGCACCAAAGCCACAGGAACAGCCTAAGCAGGATGTTACCGGCACAAATGCTGGGAACATGGCAGACAAACAGTCTGCCGACAGCAATAAAGAAACAGAGGGCGAATAGTCCTTTGCCATAAACACGGCAGGGAAGCCGGGATACAAATTTCGCAGCGTTGCAGGGAAGCAACGGTAAAAAAACGCAGGAGGAAATTAACGATATGAAACTCAATGTGTTGCTTGGTGATGCCTACAAAGAGGGCATGACCGCCGATGAAATCATTTCTGCGCTTGAAAAGGTTGCAGACCCTAACGCAGAGGTTGAGAAGCTACGCAACGCCGTGACGAAAGCCAACGGCGAAGCTGCTGAGTACAAGAAGCAGCTCAAAGCAAAGCGTACCGATGACGAAAATGCTGCACAGGAACAGGCTGACAAGCTTGCAGAAATGCAGAAGCAGATTGAAGCCCTGACTGCCGACAAGGAGAACCTCGTCAAGGAAAAGACCCTTGCATCCTACCGTGAAAAGTTCGTTGCACAGGGTTATGACGCTGAACTTGCCAACAAGGCTGCATCTGCACTGGCTGACGGTGACATGGACAAGGTGTTTAAGTTCCAGTCGGAGTTTATGACCGCCCACGACACCGCATACAAGGCTTCTCTGCTGAAGGATATGCCCACACCTCCGGGTGCGGATGGCAAGGGCGGCTCTGACAGTGAGGGCGTGGCGTTTGCCAAGAGCCTTGCACAGCAGAACGCAAATGCTTCTAAGGCATCGAGTGACGCAATGAGTGCTTTCCATTAACAAGGAGGAAAACATGAAGTTTACCCGAAACACGGTCAATGGAATCAACGATACCATCCTTGCTTCCAATGACTACACCGCCATCCCCTTTACCGTGACCGAAACTGCTGCGGTTAAGGCTGGCTATCCCATGACCAAAGCTGGCAAGAAAGCAACCTCTGCCACCGCAGACGGCATTCTGTTGTATGACGTTGACCCGGCAGAGAACCCTAATGCTTCCCTGCTGATTCGTGGCGTTATCGACACCAAGAAAGCTGCTGCAAGCTCTGGCTTCACCTATGATTCTGATGCGATCACTGCTCTCAAGACCGCCGTTCCTGGCATCTTCTGCCGTGACAACATCAGCGTGAACGCTTAATAGGAGGTAAAACAACATGGCACTGAATCTTAAGGAAGTCTTTGCCCCGGCTGCGATTGCCGCCTATTGGACGAATGACCCCACCAATGCGATGCCCTTTGCATCTGACGCACTGTTCCCCGCAAAGAAGAAGGCCGGTCTCGACCTGAAGTGGCTGCGTGGCCACAAGGGCGTTGGCGTGTCCCTGATGCCCAGCGCATTTGACGCAAAGGCTACGTTCCGCACCCGTGAGGGCTTCAAGTTCGATGAGACCGAGATGCCGTTCTTCCGCGAGGGCTACCATCTGGGCGAGAAAGACCGTCAGGAAATCCTGCGTGTTTTGGACAGCAACGACCCCTACGCCCGTGACGTGATGAACCGCCTGTACGATGATACCGCACAGCTTATCACTGGCGCACGCATCGTACCTGAGCGTATGATCTGGCAGCTGCTGGCTCCCGCCAATGGCGTTCCCGGCATCACCATCAAGGCAAACGGTGTGAACTACACCTACAACTACGACCCGGACGGCACTTGGAAGTCCACCAACTACAAGGAAGTCTCTGCCGCAAAGTCCAAGTGGAACGTCACCACTGCCACCCCCATTGCTGACCTGAACGCCGCAAAGGATGCTGTTCTGGCAAGCGTTGGCGAGGTCGTGACCGAGGTGTACATGAACACTGCCACCTTCCGCAACATGATCGCTGCGGACGAGGTGAAGAATCGGTTTATGACGGTCACCGCAAAGGCAAACGCCGTTCTGCTGGATGCCGAAGCACGGCAGATTATCGAATCTGCAACTGGGCTGACCATCCATCTGTATGACAAGATGTTTAAGGCAGACCAGTACAGTGCAAGCGAGAAGTATCTGCCCGATGGCATGGTGGTGGTTGCTCCGTCCGGCGCTCTTGGCAGCACTTGGTACGGCACTACTCCTGAAGAAGCCGACCTGCTGTCTGGTCAGTCTGGCGCATCTGTGTCCATCGTGAACACTGGCGTTGCCATCACCACTGAGCTGACCGTTCACCCGGTCAACGTCAACGTCTATGCTTCCGAAATCGTCCTGCCGTCCTTTGAGCGCATGGACGCTGTGTACTGCATCAAGGCTTACTAAGGCGAAAGGAGGAAAGCAGCATGGGAGACCAGTATTCCGAAGCGGCAGTCAAGCTAGGGCAGTACATCGCCCCTGCACTTGACCGTGAAATTACGGACGAGGACTACCCACTCTTCGACCTGCTGCTTGATTTTGCCAAAGACAAGATATTTGCACAGGGCTACCCCTTCGGTAACAGACCGGACGAGTTGCCATTGCAGTATCAGTCGTTGCAGATACGCATTGCAGCGGAACTGTATAACCACATCGGCGCAAACGGTCAGACGAGCTATACCAACAACGGCATCACTCGTGTTTGGGAAAGCTCCGATGTGGCACAGTCCTTGCTAAATGAAGTGGTTCCGAGAGTAGGTGTTATCGGCTGATGTTCAATGGAAGCCCACTGGATAAACGCCCACTGTGGTATTCAAACCCGGTCGGCGAGAAAACGCCTGTTGTGGACGAGTGGGGAAACGAAACCGGCGAAACATCGCAGAGGTGGAGCGACCCCGCAAAGCTGATGCTGAATGTCAGCCCGCCTACTGGTTCTGCGGAAGCAAGCCCTTTTGGAGCATTTACGGATTATAGCTACGTTGTCAGCTCGTCCAGCAAAAAGCGCAACACACCGCTTTATGAAGGTACACACGTCTGGTTTCAGACGGACATTTCAAAGCCCTTCAATTACACTGTGGTCAAAGTCGCAGAGCATATTACAGACACGTTGTATGCGCTAAAAGAGGTGGCTGCAAGTGAAAATTAAAGTGAGGTTGAGCGATGCCGGACTCCGTGATGCGGAACGTCAGATACAGGAGTACAAGACCACCCTGAACAAGAAAGCTAGAGCGTTTGCTTTTCGCCTTTCGTGGCTGGGGCTTGAAGTCGCAAAGGTGCGTTTCGCTAATGCGGAATACGCTGGCTCAAATGACGTGAAATGCCATATTAACCAAAAAGACAAGACTTGCACCATCGTTGCAGAAGGCAAAGCGGTCGCCTTTATCGAGTTTGGCACTGGCGCACATCACAACGGATATGGCGGCGAACTACCGCCCGGTGTTGGTGCGCATGGCTCCTACGGCAAAGGGCAAGGCGCAAACCGCAGATGGTACTACTACGGAGAATCCGGCAATGCTGGCACGCCTGTCAAACAGGTGGATGGTAAAGGCCAGTTGAATTACACCAGCGGCAACGAGCCAGCTATGGCTATGTGGGGAGCTGTTGAGGAAATGGCTTCTCAAGTCGAAGCAACGTGGAGGGAGGTTTGGAATAGTTGATTGATTATTTCAATTCTATCTTCACGGTTGTTGCTAAGGAACTGCGAAAGCAAGTTCCCGGCATCTTCGTTACTGGTGAAATCAATGACAGCAACGTCAAGAAATTTCCGTGTGTGCAGATAGAGGAAAACAGCAATCTTCCTGTGCACATTGATTCTGCCGGTCACAGCAAGTACGCTGCCGTTTCCCTGCGTGTGCGTGTCTACTCTAACAAGAACACCGGGCGCATTGCAGAAGCACGTTCCATTGTTGGAATTGTGGATTCTGTTCTTGAACCGCTGAAATTTTATCGCAAATCGTTTGCCCCGTTGAATGGGCTGTACAACAATTCCGTCTATCGGATTGATTGCAGCTATGGGGCAACAATCGGAGAGGACGGAATGATTTACCGAAATTAAGGAGGTAAACATTCTATGAGTACTGCTATCTCCGGTCTGAATACCACCCTGTATTGTGGCGACAGCGCAACCGCTCTGACTAAGCTGTGCAACATTAAGGATGTGCCCGACCTGATCTCCGAGCCGAACCTTCTGGATGCCACCACCTTGTCTGACCCTATGCAGGTCAACATCTTCGGCATTATCCAGAGTGACACCAAGTCCTTTACTGCCAACTACAACAAGACTGACTACAAGAAGGTCAAGGAAGCTGGCTACGATGAGACTTCCGAGAGCAACACCGTGAAGTATTACGCCCTGAAGATGCAGGACGGTTCCGGCTTCACTTGGCAGGGTATGCATCAGGTTGGTTTGTCTGGCTTTGGCGTGGACGAGGTTGTGGAAATGACCATCAACTGCATCTTCACCAAGAAGCCTGAGTTCAGCGAGACCTTGACTGTCAATGGTGGCTAATCCGCAAAAATCGAATCAATCAAACCGGGCAGAACTGAACAACGGATTTGGTTCTGCCCCTATTTATAAAGGAGAGCATTTATTATGGCTGCTAAGGTTATCAACTTTCATTCCCCCGATGGTAAGAACACTTATGAGCTGACCTTCACCCGTGACAGCGTGGAAGCTACCGAACGTGCAGGTTTTCAGATTGGCCAGTACACCCAGATGACCAATCTGCTGTCCAACTCTCGCGCTTTGTTCTACGGCGCTTTCATCGCACGGAACAAGGGCATCAAGCGCAAGGTTGTGGACGAGATGTTCCAGCACATCGAGGAGAAGGAAGACCTGATGGGCATTCTGCTTGAGATGTTCATGGACGCTTCCAAGTCCCTTCTGGCAACTGACACTGAGGACAAGACCGCAAAAAACGCAACGTGGGAGATTGTGTAACTGCACAATCTCAAGAAACAGACGGAGAGGGAGAGCCATTCTCCTTCTCCAAGCTGTTCCACGATGTAGAAGCCTATTACATCTCCATTGGCATGACCTACGACCAGTTCTGGTACGGCGATGTCTGGCTGGCAAAGGTTTACCGTGACGCAGAGGAGCTGCGGGAACGCAGAGCCAACGCAGAAGCATGGAGAAATGGCTTTTACATGGCATCTGCGCTTTCCTCTACGGTTGGCAATATGTTCCGAAAGAAAGGGTCTAAGCCCATCAAGTACATGGATAGACCGCTTCCCCTTACTCAAAAGGAGAAAGACGAGTATGAATACCAACGCGCAGTTGAGGCGCAGGAGCGAATCAAGAGAATGATGTTCTCTATGATGGAAAGTGATGGTGGTAGTGATGGCTGATGTTGATATTACGAGCTTATCCGTAGAGATTTCTGCGGAATCGCAGGGCGCAGAGCTTAACATCAATAAATTGGCTAACGCTATCGCCAATCTTCGTTCTAAGGGCAATGTTTCTGCCGTCTGCGATAGCCTTGATAAACTAGCCGGTTCTATCGCTGGGCTGAAGTCTGCATCCAAAGGCATTGGTTCTATTTTTAATAACATCGAAAAGATGTCAAACATTGATGTTTCTGGAATTGATTTTACTGGTTTAAGCGCAAAGCTGGAATCGTTGAAAAGCGAATTACAGCCCTTGCAGAACCTTGATGCTTCTGGATTGAAAGCAGTTGGCAGTGCAATGAACGCCATTGCTAAAATCCCATCTATCAATGATAAGTTGGATGCAGACACGCTCAATAAGTTCAAGACTGCTTGTGATAGCATCTCCATTTCGCTCACTCCCCTTGCATCTCAGCTTGACAAGGTAGGTAACGCCTTTGCAAAGCTCCCTCCACAGTTAAGCAAGGTGGTTACACAGGCTAACCGTGTGACTGCTGCCAACGAAAAGCAGCGCAAGAGCTATCTCAGCTTGTCCAATCAGATGAACGGCTTTATGCGGAACATGGCAAAGCTAGTTTCGTTGAAAGCTATCGCTGAGTATCTTGGCAACGCTGTTGCAAAGTTCAATGACTTTTACGAAGCAACAGACCTGTTTCATAATGCTATGGGCAATTTGAGCGGTGAAGCCGATACGCTCATTAGCAAGATGCAGGGCTTGCTTGGCGTTGACCCGACCAAAGCGATGGCTTACATGGCTACCATCCAGAGCTTGGGTACTTCGTTTGGTCTGACCAGCGACAAAGCATATATTCTGTCCAAGAATCTGACCCAGCTTGCCTATGACGAAGGCTCCTATTGGAACAAGGACGTTGCAGAGACCTTTACCGCAATGTCCTCCGCAATCTCTGGCGAAATTGAGCCTATTCGCCGTTTGGGCGTTGACCTGTCTCAGGCACGGTTACAGCAGGAGCTTCTGGCTTTGGGCTTTAACAAGCAAGTGTCTAGTCTGTCTCAGGCAGATAAGGCGGTTCTGCGTTACATTGCCATTATGAAGCAGACTGCCAATGTTCAGGGCAACCTTGCACAGACCATCCAGAGCCCTGCGAACCAGATTAAGATTCTGAAAGTCCAGTTGGATATGCTGGCAAAGTCTGTTGGCTCTCTGCTCTACCCTGCCCTGAAATCCATTCTTCCCCCGCTGATTGCCGCTGTTCAGCTCATTCGAGAGTTTGTCGAGTGGGCGGCAAAGCTGATGGGTGTGAAGGTCGTGTTCACTGATTTCACCAAGAGCGCTGACAGCGTTGGCGGCATCGGTGACGCGATGGATAACACGGCAGATTCGACAAAGAAAGCCGCCAAAGCCCTCAAGGACTACACGATGGGCTTTGATGAATTGAACATCATTGACCCCACACAGGGAAGCTCCGGCTCTGGTAGCGGCGCATCCGCTGGCAACATCTTGGGCGATGTAGACCTGTCCGGCTACGATATGTTCAAGAACTATGTCGGCAACGCTGTGGATGAAATCAAGGAAAAACTTCGCAAACTTGCTCCTATTGTTGCTGCTATCGGCGCCGGTTTTGCCGCATGGACTATCGGGAATGCGCTTCTTACTGCGTTGAAAGACACTCATGATTGGGCATACAAGCTCGGGAAAATCGTTAGTGGTCTTAATCCAGAGCTACTTCTAGTAGCCGGGACGGTCGCCCTTATCGTTGGTCGATTTGTTCAGCTTTATCAAAACAGCGAAAATTTCCGGCAAGGTTTAGCCCGTATCAAAGATTTGATTTACCTTGCGGGTCTTGGGTTTACGCAAGGCTGGAATATTTCTTTGACTGATGGGAAACTTGGCGAGTCTATCAAATGGCTAAAAGAAGCTCTTTCTAATCTCGGTCAAGCGATTTGGAATTTGATTCCTGAGGAATGGCAGGGAAAAATCTCTACTGCATTCGAGACAATTCAAAAAGTTGTCAAAGACCTTGACCTCGATTTGGGCGATTTGGTCATGACGCTTATCGGAATCGGTTTGACTATTAGCGGGCATCCCGTTGCTGGTCTTGCAGTTCTTGGTTTCGAAGCCGTCTCTGTCGCCGTGCGTGGTCTTGGCAGTGAAAGCGAAGCAGAAGCATTTCAGCTGAAATCTGATTGGCATGATGCTTTCGTGAATTTCGGCACGATTGCGGCCGAAACAGTGGCAGACATCATAACTGCTCTCGGAAATCTTATCAATGATTTTGCTATTCTTATCGGATGGATTCAAAATGGCGTTTCTGAAACGGAAATGCTCGACATCCAGATGAATGGAAATTTTCTTGAAGGTGCAATCGCGTCTCTTGCGCAAGTTATCCACGACATGGGCGTGTTCATTGGATGGATTATTAAAGGCGTAGACGAATCAGACCGCCTTGCCATCGCCGCCAATGGAAACTTTGCGGAAAAATTTGTTCTCTTGATTGCTGACGTAATCAATGGAATCAAAGACGCTGTAACGTGGTTTGGAAAACTGATTGATAAAGTTTCTAAGTTTAATCCGTTAAGCGTCGGCAAAAACATTATTGATGGCATCACGAAGGGCATCACTGGGAACACCAATGTGTCAAATGACGCGACCAAACAGTTGACCGATGGAATCAAGAAAACCGCTCAAGATGAACTTGATATTAACTCTCCTTCTAAGTGGTTTGAAGGGATTGGCGGTTACATCGACCAGGGCCTTGCAAACGGTATCACTGGTTCTCTCGGTTATGTCAACGATGCTATGAATAAACTCGTAGACGCCACCAAGCTCAAGGGCGAAGAGATGGCGAACTATGGCATTGACTGCGGCACAAGCTACGTCAACGGCATCATTTCCGGGCTAGACTCTAAGTGGGCAGAACTCGATAACAACCTCAAGACCAACTTCTTCGGTACGGTGCAAACTTTCATTCAGGCTGCGCAGAGTGGCGATTGGAAAACGGTCGGCACTACCATTGCCGCTGGCATTTGGGGCGCTATGGGCGATGAGCAGCGTAAACGCGCCAAGTCCGTTGCAAGCGACCTTGTAAGCAGACTAAGCAAAGAATTGAAAAGCCAAGCTTCTTCTCTGCTAAACACCGCTGCTACCATTGGGAAAAATCTGGTGAACAATCTGACCCAAAACTTTGGAAAGGTTTCCACTGAAACTCAGACGATGCTTTCCGGCATTACGCAGGCTTTCGGAAACGTGAAGTCTCCTCTCGCAACGGCAGCTAAAGCCATCAGTGCGGCGCTCTCTGGTGGTTTACTCAGCTCTTTCCCGACGATTTTTGCCGGGTTTGCAAGTCTGGTAAGCACCATCGGAACCGCAGTGGCAGGAATGCTTTCTGCTGTGGGTGCTGCCCTCAGTGCTACGATTTTTGGCATTCCAGCTGGCATCGTGGCCCTTGCCGCCGCCGCAACCCTTGGAGTTGCGATTGCTGGCATCGTGTCGAAACTTGGCGGCAGCCGGTCTACCGGCAGTTACAGCGATACATCTCAGTACGTCGGAAGCTCCAGCTATAATTCCTCGACGTCTAGCTCTTCTTACAGCGGAACTTATTCTGCGGCCGGAGGAAACTCCGAAGAGATGAGAGATGCTGTGTACAACGGCTGCTACAATGCATTCCTCGATATATGGCAGCGTTACGGAGAGGAAATTTCTGATGGCAGGGACGTGAAAGTTTACCTTGATGGCAAGCAGCTCACTGCTTCCGTTGAAAAAACGCAGAAAGAACGTGGCGTGTCTATTATGGGTACCGAAGTTTATTCCTATTAAGAAAGGATGGTTCAGATGGCCAATATTCCTGCACTGGTTACGGTGAATGGCGTAGAGCTGCCGGAACCATCCTCTTATGAGGGAACGACTAGCACGATCGTGGACTCTGGACGAAATGTTCAGGGTAAAGTTGTTGGCGCTGTCGTGCGGCATGATGTAGCAAAAGTCTCCATGTCATGGAACTACCTCACTGCGCGGCAGTGGGCCGACATCTTGAGCCTTTTCACTACAAATTTTTACTGCACCGTTAAGTTTTACAATCAAGCCACAGCCGGTTATACCACCCGTCAGATGTATGTCTCCGACCGCACCGGCGGCATGTGGCGTAGAGGGCCGAAAACCGGTGGTGTGATGGGGTGGATAGGGTGCAAACTTTCTCTTGTGGAGGTATGATACATGGTTGAAGTCTCCGATAAGTGGAAAGAGAAATTTAATGAAACCCTCGTCCCGGAATCTTTTGTGAAGATTACCTGCGGAATCACTGAGCCAGGCATCAATAAAAAAGCTACCATCGTCACGTCATCGGCAGCCCCGTTCTCCACCTTTCATAATATTGCACTTTCTGATAACGCTTCCATTTCGAGGTATTCTACAGGAGAGCCCAATCTTACTGTTCTTGATGGAAGCTGTAGCATCGTCCCTTCTTCTCCTCCGTATGGAACTACTGGTTTTTTGAGTGCCGAGATTTTTGACGATTCAAACCATCCTGTTATCCGGCTTGAACTTCCAAGTGAAAACAAGTCCTCCGTTCCTGGCGTTTCGATTTGCTGGTCTACAGTATTCGGGGAGTACGCCACGGATTTTTCGGTCAGCGCATACCTTGGAACTAGCAAGCTAAAAACTGTGACCGTGAACGGAAACAAATCCGTCCGTTCTGATGTTGAGGCTGAGCTTTCCGGGTTTGATGCCGTAGAGATTGAAGTTCTAAAGTGGTGTCTCCCCGACCGAAGAGTAAGGATCGAGCAAGTGAAAATCGGAAGGTATCTGGTATTTGACAAGACCAAAATCTTGTCTTACAGCCATTCTTCTGCCAGAGACCCTATCTCCGGGCAGCTTTCTCAGGAGTCGATTTCCTTTAGCCTCGACAACAGCGACCGCACATGGGACTCCGTAAACCCTCAAGGAATTTACAAGTACATCTATGAGCGCCAGCCTGTCACTGTTCGTTATGGAATGGATGTTGACGGGAAGACCGAATGGGTGAGCGGAGGAATGTTCTTCCTGTCAGAGTGGAGCGTCCCTGCCAACAGCATTGAGGCATCCTTTCAGGCGCGAGACGCTTTCCTGTATCTATCCAGCACGAAGTACACCGGAAGAAAATACGGCACGCTCTATGAGATGTGCTACGATGCTTTGGAGCTGTTGGAAGCGGATGAAATTACCTTTGATATTTCGGATGAACTGAAAAATTACTCCACCGACATTACAAGCGATGAGTCTACTTATCACAATTCTGATATTTTGCAGCTTGCGGCCAATGCGGCTGGAATGGCTCTGTACCAGACCCGTGATGGCGTGATAAAAATCAACCGAGTCTACGGCTCCGATGCCTCCAACCCCGTGTTGGACATTCCAGTACTGAACAATTATTCTTGGCCGGAAATCACCTTTGCCCAGAATATGCTTAACGTAGTGACCACCGTAGGAAATGCCACCTACGCTTATCCTGAAAATCCTTCGGGCAAAGGCGTGAGCCAGACTCTGAGCAATGTTATGCTCACAAAGGACATCCTTGCAAAATCCAGGAACGCCCTTACGGAGTCTTATGGAGTCCTTTCCAACCGTCGCAAGGCTTCTCTTACCTATCGGGCAAGCCCTACTATTGATGCTCTTGATATTGTAAAGATTCACCATCAGTTCAATTACGACGCTGTCTTGCTGACAACCAATGTAAAGTACACCTTCAATGGGTGTTTCAAAGGCACTGTCGAAGGGTACATGATGGCAGATGCTCAGGCCATGTCTCTTGACCATACCAGTGAACAGCTTGGCTGGGGCGACTCCGTTATTTTGTCTGCCACCCTCTCCCCTGCTTCTATTGATTCTCCGAAAATCAACTGGTCGGCTTCTCCTGAGGGAATCGTCTCTATCCACGTTCTGACAAACGCAGAAGGAAAATCCACCTGTCAAGTCAAGTGGAACTCCCCGGGTAAGGCTGTTGTCACAGCCTCGGCAGGTGGCGTCTCCGCGGAATGCTCCTTTGCTACGGCAGCGTACAATCTGTTTGATGTTGCAGAGGGCGGCACCGTCCTTATGGATGAAGGCGGTAACGTGGCCGAGTTCATCGTTGCAAAGCATGACTACGAAAGCGAGCTGAATGGAGCCGGGCGAACTCTTCTGGTTCGAAAACACTATGCAGCCATCATGGCTTGGAGCTCTACATGGTCTACTTACGCCAGCAGCAGCGTAAACAGCTGGCTCAACGGAGAGTACTTCAACTCGTTCAGCTCCGCCCAGAAGCAAGCTATTGATAAGACGACCATCTATTATACTCCCGGTTTTTCTGACTCTTATTGCAATTCTGGTAGCAGCAAAGTGACTACGATGGCAAAAAGCATTTTCCTGCTTTCTTACCACGAGTTTGGATACGACACGGAAGGCTCTGATGCTCCGAATTGGACAACTAGTAGCCCGAGCTATAAGCACAACGAGGGTACTCCCCTGCAAAATGCATCTGGAATCCTGAAAACGATGCTTGCCTCTGACATGGAGGGCTCCAGCAGAGGACGTTCCATTTGGACGAGAACTCCTTACCTGTACTCGCTTCAGATGCTTCGTGATATTGCTGGCACAAGTTCAAGCGCCAACAAGTACTGGCGACCTCTGTTGGTCAGCAAACTTGTAAATGCATACGCCGTGTATGATTCTACGTTACAAGTGAATACCAACGCAGAGACGATTTCTTACGCTACGAATGACGATTCCCCCCGTAAGTATGACAATGTTGTTCACCCTGCATTTACCGTCCCAAAGTCTCTCGCTATTGACGCTGACGGCAAACTGATTTTTTAAGAGGTGAAATATGGCAACGTGGATTACAGACCGAACGCAAGCTGATGTTGACCGGGTAAAAGAACTGACCGCAAAGGCAAGAACTGGCACATGGACAGAAGAAGAACAGCAAGAATGGGCTGCTGGCATGAAGGGCGCTCTGAGCTATACGGATTACAACCGCATTGAAAACGGAATCAAAGAACTCGCCGAAATCGTTGGCGCACCTTATTCTGCAAGGATTGTACAGCAAAACATTCAAGTTGTTACTGCGAAAAATGAAAGCGGCGACATTCCTGCATGGGACACTTATCCCGCCAAGTTCGAGTTTTTCATGCCGCTGACGGCCAAGAAAGCGGACCTGCGGCTCCGCTCGCTGGAATTCCGTGTCAAGGGCTATGTGCCGGGCACGATGCGCACCGTCCTGCGCAAGTACGACTCCACGACCGCCCTAGTGGACAAGTTCATCGACATTATCCGCGGCTACAACGACGTGGCGCTGGACATGGGCGATTTCGCGCTGGAAAAGGGCGTCGAATACCAGCTCTATTTCGCCGCCTCCAACAACTTCTACCCGCCCTCTGTCGAGCCATCATGGGTTGTCGCAAACGACTACGTCAACATTACAAATGGAAGCGCTTATTACGGCGACGACAGCAAGCTTATTTTTTCAGGGACGGTCGGTTTAACTGTTCCTGTGGAAGCTGGTTGGACAATCAATGATTATCTGACCGTTGCGGATGCCACTCGGTGGATTGATAACGTGAAAGCCATTCGTTCCAAATGCAGTGGCAAAAGTTCTACCCCGGAAACTCCCGAGGCGCTGAGTTATCATTTTGCGATTATCAATCAAGTAGAAAAAGTTTTGTCTGACATTGAAGCGATGGCAAAAGACCACTTACTTTATTGTTCAGATACAATATGCGGAGGTGAACCCTATTATGCACTTTGTTGACCGAAAGGCAAAATATCCCGGGCGTTGGACTATGATGAAATCTGATGGCACATCAGAAATCATCACTTTGATTCGTAATGACGAACCTGTTGTCGAGGGGACTCCAATGAACGCCAACACCCTCAACACTCTGAGTGATGTTGCAGGGGCTGACATCGCAAGGGAAAAGGCGGAAGCCGCCGCAACCGTTGCGTCAACCGCAAAAGACGCTGCTGAATTAGCCGCAAACTCTTCGGAAGAAAGCAAAGACGCTGCGGCGAAGAGTGAAGCTGCGGCGAAGCAGTATGCGGACAATGCAGCGGCTATCGTCACCACCGACCCCACCCTAACCGTCAAGGGCGCTCCCGCAGACGCCAAAGCCACCGGCGACCGTATCAACGCCATCAAAATCGAGACCGACAAGACCCTCACCCTCTCCGGCGCGGCGGCGGACGCTGCGGCGGTGGGCGGCATCGTGCTGCCCCGGGTGGTGGTGCATACCGAGGCGGGCAGTTCCGTCGTCCTCTCGGACGGCGAGAAAGACGTGAGCGGAGTGGCTGCGGACGGCAGCTTTTCTACGGCCCTGCCCCACGACGGAGAGTGGACCGTTACCGCCACGCTCGGCACCGGCGCGGCCACGGAGACGGTGCAGGCTGAGTATTGCCGCACCAAGACTCTGACCCTGACCTACTACACCCTGACCGTGACAGTCAAGGCTGGCAGCACCGTCACCGCCCAGTGCGGAGACAAGACCGTGACCGGCACCGTGCCGGAGAGCGGAAGCATCAAGCTGTATCTGCCCATCGCTGGCACATGGACCGTAACGGCCACGTTGGGTGACGAGACCACCGAGGGCAGCGTGGAGGTGAGCGAGTACAGGGACTATCCCCTTGAGCTTGCATACGTCCACATCTACGGCGCAAGCTGGGACGGCACCAGCACCACCAAGTGGAGCCGCACCGACGAGGCGGCAGAGTTTACCGACCCCGTGCCGTATGTAGCGGGGGCAAGCAGCTATGGCAGTCCTTTCGACGGCTTGCAGCCCTGGGCGGGCATGGTAAAGAGCGAACGCACCGGCGGCACGATGGTCAGCATCCCGAAATTTTGGTACAAGCTGACCCAAACCGGCAGGGGAATGACCATCCAGATCGCCGACCGCGCGGTGGAGGGTTACAGCGTCAGCCCTGCCCACATGGACAGAGGTGACGGCCACGGTGAGCGGGACGTGGTGTACATCGGCAGATACCACTGCAACGGCACCTATAAGAGCGGCACCGGCAGCCCCAGGGTGAACATGACCCGCTCTTCAGCCCGCTCCGGCATCCACAATCTTGGTTCGACCATCTGGCAGAGCGATTTTGCGATGCGGTTTACGCTCTGGCTGCTGTACATCGTCGAGTTCGCCGACTGGAACAGTCAGGCGAAAATCGGCTATGGATGCAGTCCGAACAGCAGCACCTTCGCAATGGGCTACACCGACTCGATGCCCTACCACACCGGCACCGATCAGAGCAGCCGGGCCACCTACGGCGGCACGCAGTACCGCAACATCGAGGGCCTGTGGGATAACGTGTTGGACTGGTGCGATGGCTGCTATAACAACGGCAACGGCCTGAACATCATCTTGAATCCCTCCGAGTTCAGCGACAGCAGCAATGGCACGGCGGTCGGCGTTCCGCCCAATGGCTGGCCGTCCGCATTCAAGGTCAAGACAAACGGCGGCTTCCCGATGTTTATCCCCACATCCGCGTCCGGTAATGACGCAACGTACTCGTGCGATAGCTGGAGCTTCAGCTCGTCGAACCCCTGCCTCTACGTCGGTGGTAACTATAGCCACTACTCC